GCAAAAAAGTGATTGATTCATCGCTAAACTGTCTAGGACTTCTTTTGTAACGGGAGTCCATTGTGCAGACTTAATCATATTCGTGTTTTTAAACGAAGATGGAGTCAGTTTGTTGCTCTGAGATCTTTGTTCAAATCCTTTTAAATAGTGTACTCTACCATATAGCCCAAACAGTGTAACATATAAAGCATAATTATTTATTTTTAATTTTCCATCTTCTTCTGAGAAGAGAGCTTTATATAGAGCTTGACCACCGGGACTAAAATTTTCTTTTATAGATGTCGGGCTAGATATTGCTGCTGTCGAAAACAGATTAATCAAATAAGGTAATTCTTTATTTTGGAACACATCGGGTGTTGTATTAACATAGTGTTTATTAAAATAGTTTAAATCCCTGGACCTTTTAGTATTATCGGAAAAGATCATGTTGATTAGCGAATCGGCCAATGGTAATGGATAGTTGTCTAAAGAATCGCCAGCCCAATCATATTTGGGATCTCTTGTTTCGCCAAAAGAATTATTAAAACTATCATTTTGATCTCCGGTAGATCGTTTTTGTGGTTGTGCTTCGTATGGCTCACCAAAGTTATCTTTAAATGAAATTAAACTAAGAGCTTTAGCCATTGTATCTGAGTTGACCGATAGCGCTTCTTTAATAGATGTTGGGAAGCGCATGCCAAATTGAGCCAATACTTCGGGAGTTACAACTGACTCTGGCGTATCCGATACTTCACTGGTTAACATTTTTTTGATTGTTTGCATATGCTTTGTTTTGTATCCCGGTTCTGAACTATTAAATAATTCCAGAGTCTTTCCAGAATACGGTAAAAAGGAATAACTAAAGGATGTTGCTGCACCGAACTTTTCTTTACCTTTGTCGGATAAGAGCATGCCTCCTATCGCCTGTATCGATGCGATATAAGAATCTCTAGAAACTGTTTTTATAGTATCTGCTTTTCCGGCATTAAGGGTATTAACCCAATTAAAACTATTTTTTGTTTTTGAAAGAACTAACGGCTTTTTAAACCTATGAGTAAACTCTAGAACATGTTCTGCGGTGGATGCTGTATTTCCAAGGGATTTTTCATGGTCGGTCGATGTGTATCCGGATGATTTTTTGGTCATTTTCTCTGTTGTATATAACATTAGCATCTCTTCCAATTTATTCTCTATTAAAGAAAGTAGAGAAAGAACTCTACCGATCAAAGATGGCGTTGTGGTTGTTAGCTTCAGTGATTTTCTTATATATTCGTTTAGCTGGGTTATGCCTGCTTCGCCCCCAAGAGAAAGATAATCACTGATCGGCTGCAGATCGTTGGTTACATTCAAGCCAAAAAGTAAAGAATTTAAGCTTTCGAATGAAAGGAAATAAAGAGAACCGGGTGGAGGAAATGCATGCTCTATGCTAGCTGGAATATTATTAGCCGAAAAGGGAAAAGTAAAAGGGATTTGGGGCGTCCCTTCCAATCTTTCTTTTAGAAATTCCTTATTTATTCTATTTTGATGGACGTCAAAAACACTAGTGTGCTTATTTTTAGATTTATCATAAAACTTATAAGTGAATTTTGTCTGAAGTTCAGTGATATTAGCCATGGCTCTTCTTGTCTGCGATAGTTTTTGAGTAAGATAAAGCAGCATCGGATCTTTAAACTTAAGTTTAATCTCGTATTCATACGCGGCGCCATCATATTTATCAATTACTGCATCTCTAAAATCATAAAAATCAACATTTGTTTTATTGTCAACAAATATTTTAGAAGTTCTCTTTCTTAATTTATAGCCTTTTTCTTTTTTGTTGCGCAAATAGGTTGTTTCACCGATATCGCTAAAGCTAGTATCATTATTTCCGGTTATTAATGTTTGTTTTACGCCGGTCTGTTTATTAATTTTTGATATTTCAAAATAAAATATACTGATACTGGCCGCCAATTTGGTTCCGATACCGCCGTTGGCTGTGATTAAATTGTCCAATAGGCCCGGGAGCTTAGTGTTCTCTTTCAACAATTTCATTTTATCAATTGCAAAAAACAAATTATTATTGTTTAACCCTTTTTTTTCAGTATCGGCCGGATCAATCGAATAAAAAATTTCAGAAACAATTCCTTTATTGGCTACGTATTCATCAACCGTATTTTTCTTTTTAAGGCCGCTATAAATCACAGAAGCTATATTCTTTTGTGCATTTTGAAAGTCACTCGATTTATATGTAAACAAACTTTCTATTTCTGAGGTGGCCCGGGCATCTAAAATTTTATTATTCGATGTAATAACAAAATCTAAATAAGGATGGGAAATATCCGGATCATGTTTGGATCCGGCCATAGCACGATAATTTTCACCCCCTGTCGGCTTAAAATGATAAGCACCCACCCAAATGTCGCCCGGGCCACCGTAAATTGAACCAATTTGCCCACCTTGCGCACCGTCTTCATATGAATCTGAGATTCTGAAATATCCTGTTTTTTCGGGGATATTGCCTCCATCAAAGATGACTTCGCTGGTTATTTGTCCGGGTAGAATGGTGCCGTTAGATTCAACACTAACAACATATGCTAAAAAGCCCGGTGTTGCACCTTCTGAGCTAAGATTGTGGTAAACTGAGTAAGTTATTGGTATATTTATATATTCTTTTCCATCTTCGGTGTAAGTATAATCGGCTAGGTTGGCTATGTTAGGGACGTTGGTGGAGTGATCTAAAAATGATTTTTTTGATTTTAAAAAAGAAACTCTATCAGCAGCGGTTAAAAATTTTGTATACTCGCCCTTGGAAGTAAATTCTCTAGTGACCAAATGTATTTTCGATAATATCCCTTTATAAGACTTTGTTAGTTTTGCTTTTTTTGCGACGTCAAGCGACTTGGAAGAGAACAAAGACTTGAGTGCGCACGTCAAAGTTATTCTAATAGAATGTTTGGCATTCGGATTTTTGGACGTAGCCGCTTGAGAATTAGAATCCGTATATAAATCGATATAGCCCTTTGGGGTATATTCTTTTTGTTTAGCGGCTTCAATCAAGACATTATTAATGCATGGTTTGGGGGTTGCGTCTAGGCCTTTTATCATTAGCAAACATCCTCTGCATCAACTGGCGGTAGATTATCATAAGGATCGGAGATTGCTACGTCGTCAGAGAATGGCGTACAATCATAGATGTTAGTATTATAAACGCTTTGTGCTTTAAGCTGTTTATCGAAGCCTATAAGAGAGCATGCAAGTTCATTATCTATTTCTCTATCCATTAAAATTTCAAAAACGTTTTCAACAGCAAGAGAAGAATCTGATCCGGCGGTTGGGACGTTAGAAAGCTCAGAAAAATACATCTTTTTCATTTCTTGTTTATCCCCTTCTTTAGCAGCTTCGGTAATTTCAAAAACCTCTATAGAAAAATTGTCGTCGGAATATTGTGAGTTTAATTCCTCTACGGAAAGAAACAAAAAATCCTTTTTAAAGAAAACTGCACCGTCGTCGAGTTCCCAATATTCAAAAAAAGCATCCGATGTATCGGGAAGTGCCCCTTCGGCGTGGCCACCGGGATCCATTAACTCGTCGTCTTCATCGTCAAGAAGCTCTCCGGCGTGAGAATCGAAGTCTCCGACGTCGGTTTGGGCTATTTTTTCCATTATATTTTTGACTTCTTTGATATCTTCGAACACATCAAAATCAAGTTCTACTTTATAAGCCACGTCACTTAGAGAGCAATTGATTTGAGGAACTAAAGTCGTTATATCATCTTTTTGATAATATGGAGTAGAATCACTTATTAAGCCATTGTAAAATAAAATGTTCCAAGCAACGTTATAATTGTTAAAATATTTTTTGGTACCTAAAACGTTTTCTAGTAGCTTTTCTGTTTCTGCGAACAAAGGACTCGCATTGGCTTTAGCTAGCTGGTCTATGTAATCTTGTTCACTAGTGAATTCAAATAAATCGATTATGTTTTGTTTTTGAGAGGTGCCGGGGGCGGAATTAAAAATGTTGTTGATTCCTCTTTCGGCTCCAACCTTCGTATACTGTGTTTTTAGACGAGGTGTATCTTCTTGAATTCTTCTTTCTGCTTTTGATTGTTGTTCTTCTCCGACAGTACCGCTTACCCATCTATTGTCATATATAACACCATCGTCGGAAAAAGCATAATAAGATGGTTTAAAGAGACCCCGAGACAGCAACTGCTTACCATAATTGGTGAGTTGTAAGTCTATAACGTCTTGTTTTTTATCAAAAAACTCCATTATGTTTTATCCTTTTCTTCACTATAAATAGGATTAAAGGTGGTTATTGAATCAATTTTAGCTAACTCAATCAAAGAATAAAAATCATGTGGCCAGTTGTATGAATAAAGGAACTCATCAGTTTGGCCCGGGCCGGTGAGGTCGCGGCGGGTGAAACCATCTTTTGTCTTGCCGACCGCTGCATTGAAATTTGTTTTCGCTCGCTTCTTTACTTTGAAGACTGCCCATCTTGTATCTTGTGATTTAAAAACATCAGTAGCAAAGAACGGATCCTTATTATTGGTGGCCATTGCGCCCTGAATGATGTTTCCGGGTAGAGAGTGGGAATTTGTTTCTGTTCTGGTTCTTATGGCCTTTTTAGCAAACGTTGGCTCAACATTTTGCCAAACATTTTGTAGGTCTGTTTGGTTTAAATCTAGTTCGAACTCCATCATAAACATTACAAAGGGATTTGTATTTTTGTTATGTAAGAAATCTAAGTGCGGCGGAATAACATATTTGCGCATCATCATGAATAAATCATAAAGCTCTTTGTCTGTGTGTTTATTCTGAATTGCTGATTCACCAAAATTACTTTGAAATTTTTCAATGGCTTCATTAGCTGTTTGGACTTCTTCAAAAGATGCTACTGGTGAAAATGGATCCAGACGCTTTGAATCATCAAAGTAAAGCTTGTCTTTAATATTTTTTGTTAATGTGGTATCAACATCATAAAGAACTGTTTCTTTTTTCAGATTATCATATTTAAATGGAATTGCGACTATGGCCTCACTAAAAGTGGCGTTGTTATCGCCTTCTATTTTTCCGATTTTTTGAGATGCCTTTACGTTTATTTTAAGCAATCTGGCTAAAGATAGACTGATGTTTTCCGGTTCTTTTACTTCGAGTTGAATTCCTTGTCCTGTGATTATCTCGCCGTATTGATGCCACATTCCTTTTGCTACGTTTCCATTAAGATAGCCTGAAGTTGGAGATGTATCTTCAAAATCCAACACTGGACATTCAAAGCGTGGCCTGAATGATATAGTTTGTCTCTTTACTGTGTCTGGCGATTGCGGTGTTTTTCTCATTTCTTTTTCGAAAATAATCTGATTTGGATTAGCATCGCCTAAAAACAACGAAGCGGAAAGCTGCATTGCGTTTTTATAAGCTGTTGTTGAATAGATTTCATTCACTGCTTGAGCGACTGTTGCTTCAGCCGCTGAGTCTAAAGATTGTGGAAATGCAGGATATAAGAAAGTATTTATTCTATCGTATGAATGAGACATCATACTAACAAGTTGAGGTAAATCATAATATTCGTTGGCCTCTAATGTAACAGAGATTCTTGCGCGAGAATAGCCATTATAATAGGAAGGAGTAAATGGATCAAAACTAGTTCCATGAGGTTGCCCTGATGCCGTAATATATACGTTCACTGGAGAGCCTTCTAAGGTGGCTGCGATTTCACCGCTGTGTACTGGTGGGCCAAAAGAAGAACCATAAAGGAACGGGTCTATATTATAACCAGTAATCGCTCGATCATACATTGTTATAGAAGAGGTATTTACCTGTAAACTACTGGTAAGACTGGGATAAACAACGGTTGGCGGTGAGCCAGAGTCGGGGTCGATTACGTTTATCATGTTGGTCTTTGCTGTTTCAAACTCAGAATCTGTGTCGATATTTGTAGAATTGCGCAAAACAATATCCATTGTGTAGGTTCCATCTTGTGTTGGAATAATTGAGTCCCCCGAATCGAACCATGCCGAGTTAATGGAAGAATAATAATCTTTACCAATAAATGTGTCCATTGTCGCAGCTAAAAAGTTACTCATAGCAAAAGTATATTGAGAATCTAATTTCCCTTTGAAGCTGGCTGTTGAGTCTAAATTTAGATCGCTGTCGGTTTCCGCATCATATACCAAAGAGAATTTTGGCTCTATTAAAGAATCCATATTGTAGCGACTATCGAAATTTCCGGAGATGCACGTGCCCCAAATTAGCGAAGAAGTTTGACTTAAAGAAGTAGCGGAGTTGGCAACCGGATAATCGACTGCGATGCCCGATTTAATTGAGTTAAACAGAACTCCCGGGGCGAAATAAGGTTGCATAAGCGTTCTTAAATTACCATCATCTCCTGATAGTGAAACATTGTTAAGGGATTGTGAAAACAGAGATCCTAATTGTAATGTTCTTTCCGATGGATAAAAGCCATCGTATGGTAAAAACTTGAGGATTGCATCACAAGCAAGTTTGTGTTTTGTAAGCTGTCCTACATCTTCTTTGATACCTTCAGATTGTGGCGGGTCGTATGTATAGTCTGTTTCTACAAAATTGAAATACTCGTAAAAATCTGAGAATACGTGTCTTTCTAAGAAGTTGGTTATATCGGTGCTAGCAACTTGTGAACCGGTTAGAGACATTGCGCCAGTTTCGATTTTCAGTGTATTACCGTTGATCTTTTCTTTATCGAAGAACGATAGCGGCGAATACGAGCTATACTCTAAACTAGTGCCCAAAGAAACGAAATCATCAATCTTTTCGCTGATCCTGTATTCCGGCAAAATTGTGCCGTCTTTCATGCTTCTAAACCCTTCTTCGGCATAATCATCGTAACTATCATAAAATGGTTTTTCGCCAGCGCTCGTAGTGACTTCCCAAAGAGTATCGCCCACAGAAGCTGAAAAACGAGAGGGATTGGACGAATCGGTGAGATCAGAAAACGAAGGCATTCGACTAGAGGGAATAGCGTTTTGTGCAAGATAAAAATCTGTTGGTACGATTGTGATCAGGTCGGTGCGCACTGGGTAAATTAGTTTAATCCTTCTATTATAGTTTACAGCAGAAAGGATATCGCTTCGAAGGCCACCTCCAGCGCTTGCGGCATAGTGGAAAAGAGAATAACAATTTTGTAATTCGCCTGCGCCGTCTTCCGTTGGCATCCCGCCACTATAAGGGACATTAATATAACTATCAACAAAATTTGTATGAGCATCTAATTTCCAAATACTTGCGATATCGATGCTATTAGCAGCAGAGTTATCATAATTTAAGCTAGTTCTGTCGTCTCTATCATCTCTCCAAAAGTCATTTATGAAGTCGATTCTTTTACGAGTCCCGGAAAGATAAGTGTATTGTTCTTTGGGGTAAATCGTTTCTGAATAAACCACTTGTACATCTTCTTTGTTGTTATACTTTTCAATATAAAGCTTAAAGGCGCTATAAGGTGAATAAGTGATTTTCTTAATGTTGTCTCTTGATTTGCCGGTTGGTAAAAGGATGTTTAAGTTTTTTCTATCTGGTCCTTGAGTGTGATTTGTAAAGTGACCTTGTAGATTGCCCAGAGAAGAAACTACATTTTCTACGCCTTTCCCTTCACTTGAAGATAAGCTGTAAATTAACGGTTTAAACTTCGAAGTGATTACCGGTTCAGTGAAATTCAAGATTTCATAATCATTGGCTACTTTAAATGTTGGAAGGATGCCGCCGCCGAAGGATGATATTCCCACAACTTTTCCAACTGGTGTGCCTATAATATTGTTGTTTCTTTGGTGTCTTACGATTGGATGCGCATCTTTTTTATAGAGTTTCCAATTGGCGCCGCCATATGGCCCGGTGCGGTGAAGTAAGAGGGCATTTAAAATCGCAGTGGTTCCGGCGCCATTTGAAAAATTAACTGCGCCTGCTAGTGCTTCTGCCTTAACAATGGCTGCGCCGCTGATATAATTTGAAATGGGCGTATTATATTCAAAGCCAATAGTATTAGAACTTAAAGACAAGGGATCTACCGTAACATAGTTTAAGCCAACAAAGTCAAAATTCCACTGGCCATCAAGAAGTTCTCCTTGATCTCTTTCATCTACACCAAAGTAGGGATCTGCGAGGCCGCCGTCCCAGGTTAAAACAAGGCTGCTGGCCGTAGTAAAAATAATATCGCTTGAAGCATAATCTTTTCGATCCAAATCTCTAGTTTCATAACCTAAAATAACATCTTCGGCAGAAGCTGTGATCCATGCATATTGCATATCAGATTGCGGAATTAAATGAGTTACGAAAGCATTGTCGTGAAAAGATGCAGTTATAACGGTACCGGCATCTCCGGTATATTCATCTGTATATTGTAAAACTTTTCTCGTGTTTCTATTAACTTTATGGAAAGAAGCAGACCCTTCATAATTGAGTTCGCTTACAGAACCGCTTGTTCCGGGATAGGTTTCTCCTGCTAATACATAACTGGCTGAATCGAAGGCATCACTAAAATATCCAAACTGCTTACAATGATCAGAGAGAAGCTCGTTCATTGGCGTAATTACGCTCAGATTTCGCCATGGCAAGGCATTGTATACACTGTACTCTCCGGATGTTACATCGAGCATTCCTTCGGCCATTGTTGCGGGGTCACCGGGAGCGCTAAAACGGTTAACAATAATATATTGATTGCTACCGGTTAAGTTTCTTTGAGGCAATACAAAATCGACAACTCCTGAAAGATAATAGGAATCGGCGCTGCTTGTGACTATATCGCCTTCCGATCTGACCATAAACTTGTTGTTGATTGATCGACCATTGGTCATGACAATATCATAAGCTTGATTATAGTTTCCTAAAATACGAGTGCCGGTTAAAGATTGAATATTAGCAATGTTTACGGGGCGTTTTGACGTTCCGTCGCGAAGAAAATCGGCACGAGGAAGGTTTACATTCGGATCGCCCGCATTATCTTGGTCTGCACCATAAACATAAAGAGTATCGGTTCCGCCGCGTGGAACTAAACGAAAGTGCTCTGGCCGGTTCGCAATAGTATCGCTTCCGGTGTTGAATGTTATGTGACTTCGCTGGTGGCCACCGACATGCGCATCAGTAAATGGGCCTTGAAGTGGAGTCGCGGGTGAATCTCCATAAGTATCATAGTGAAGGTTAACGATTTGTAGATCGCTATCTGCTCCATAAACACCAACTGTATCTAGCGATGAGCTTATAATGTTAAATGGCGACGTGATATTACTGCGGATGTCGTCGTTGTTAAAAAAGTAATGTCTAAAAACTTTTTGATTTGGTTTTACTATATCATCACAAGATGCTGTTGCGATATAATCATTCTCATCAATGAAGGCGTATGTGGTTGCTAACAAATCCGTGCGATAACCATTTGCCCAATAATCAATTCTTCTGCCCTTATTAAAGTTGGTGCCGCCATGGTAAGTTTCCGTTTCATCAACGCTATAGCGCACAGGTTTTCCTTGTTTACGCAGAACATATGTTGAAGCTTCGTAGGTTCCTTCAGTACCGCTTAATGTTGTAGCGGGGAAGTTTGTTAAGTTGTTGATGACATTCTGGATTTGTTGCTTATCCGCGTTAACAAAAGCATTACTCGAAGATATTTCTGTTTGTGTTTTTTTTGCTCTTTCTTTCCACCATATGCAATTTTCATCTTCATTCAAAGGTGATTGTGGTAATGGAGCATGCAACTCTTTCCAAGCGAATTTGGGCGGTAGGCTATGCCCTATCATCAAACCTTCTATTTTTTTAGGCTTGACGTCTTTTATAATTGGAAACTTATTTTGGTATTTGCTTCTATCACCTAAAGCAAAATTCTCAACAATAGTTGATATCCCATCTTTAAATGTATTCATCGACGCTGGAATGAGTTTTGCGATATATCTAGAGACCGCATAATCAATAAACTTGAAATATTCTATATACTTATCGAAATCATAGTCATTGTCGACTTTTTCAAAGTAAAGATCTGCTGCTTTCTTTAATTCTTTGTACTCGCCTCGATATAAATTTACCGGATCTCCAATCAAGTTGTTAAAATATACAGCGGAACCAAACATGTTTAACATATCTTCCGATATATCTTGGAACATATTTTTCTCTATTGACATATGATAAGTGGTTGGTCGTGTATTTCTATTAAAGAATTCATCATCTTGAGACAAAACTCTTACTAGATTCGAATCATTTAAGACTTCCGGCACTTGTGATTGATATGTGCTTCTTTCTAAGGATTCCACCACATTTGTAGAAGTAGTATCGAAGAAGCTACCACTTGCTGTGTGTCTTCTCGAAACGACTCCACTAAACCAGCCATATCTTTCGTCGTCTGCACTTCCGGAAGTTTCGTCTTCTACCGAGAATTGGCCAACAGCATTGGATGCTGTGACCTGTGAAAAGTCCCATAATAACGCTAAAGTTTCATTCTCTGGGACGTTTAAATCGTTAATTGAGTCTTGGTATAGGAAGGCGCTATTTGTTGGTGAATCAGAACCATAATTTCCTATTTTCTTGTTGTGCAGATCTAAAGTGTCTGTTGAGATATCTTTCATCCAAGCTTTGCAAGAATTTACTTTAATATCTGAGGAATGAAGGAGACTTCCCGTGAAATTTGTACGGTGTGCTCCAACATACACTCTTTTGTGGCTTGCGAGAAACTTTCTACCTTCATCGCGGGTCATAGTTCCTGTGACTGAGAAAGATTGTGCTTTATAATCGGCCATATGGTTTACACCATAGAATTGGACTGTGTATGTATCTTCGCCGTCAGCAGAGCCATCGACTTCATTTGTTTGTGGGTAATCGCCCGGTTTTACGGTAACTGCTATTGTCCACAATTGTTCGTCATATACGTCCTCAAAGATAGAAGATGTGAGGCTAGGAATGAAACCACCGGCAGAACCGGTTAATTTAAAATAAGCATTACTTGAGAACTTGTCGTCTTTAACCGTTAACACTTGGAAGTTAGCGTAATCATTAGTGTTCCATGTTAAATCGTTTTCGGTTTCACCGTCAGCAGTATGAAGTCCAAACAATGAAGAATCCGTTATTAGTGGATAGATATTGGCTATCTTATTCTCATAACCTTTTTTTACGGTGGAATAGCTATCGATAGATACGCGATTTGGTAATAAAACGTTGCTCTCTAAAGTAAATGCTAATCCTTCTGTTTCTTCGCCCGATGTAAAATCTTGACTGGCTGAAATATAAGATGTTGAATTTGAATCGATTTGGTATTGGTAGACGGATGCATCTGCGTTTTCGACGTCATTGAAGTTAATGTAGTTTTTTGCTTTGGTGACGAACTTTAGATTTTCTTCCAATTTGTAATTGGAGTTGTTCGCATATATGTTGAATTTTAATGTGTCGTCGCCAAAACCAAAACAGTGAAATAGATTTCGAAATGCTTTTTCGGTACCTTTAGATTTATAGATAAAGTCTAAGTTATTATAGATGTTTTGGTAGATGATGTTTTTCACCTCTTGCAAAGAAGTTTCAAATTTTATTTCATCATCGCGATTTTCAAACTTTTCCAAAAGAGTAGAATTAATGAAAATATCGGGAACTGCGAAGCCTGCTGATTCGAGTGCAAATTTATTAAATGGTGGCGGGCTTGAGCCGGAAGTATAATACTTTTTATGAGTAAGTTGTGGAAGCTTCTGTAATAGAGTTGACGCTTCGTCAAAATAGCTTGATATAATCTGTAGTAGATTTAATAGATGATTTTTATCGGCTAGATCATGATCGGTTTCGTTTTCCTGTATAATCCAGTTTGGAATATAGGAAAGCATGGAATTGGCATTTGTTTTATCGTGAACGCTGCCGCTTCCTTTCATATTTGCTAGATAAGAGGATACATCTGAATGTGTTGAATAAATGATTGGATCGTTAAATTCGAATTTACTTGAGTTTGAATCTGTAATAGCTGAGCCTATTGTTCTGGAGGAAGAGTCATAACCTGCCCATGCGCCATTTGAAACGCGGCCTGAGTAATCTAATACTATAGAGTCTGTTGCTGCATCTCCTACTATACCTTCATTAAACTTATAATAGACACCTAAATCTGTGTTTGAGAGATCGGTGTTGGTGCCTCCGCCGACTTGATCAAACCAATAACGTTGGATTTGTTTGGATGTTCGCCAAGTTTTCCAATACCGAAGTTCATCGAGAGAACCAGAGAATTTTGACCAGCCGCGTTCTCCATAGGTTGGGCCAGAGTCTATTGGGGCCGCCATTGAACCAACTGTTGCGACGATTGCGCCACTTACATAATTTATATTATTGCTAGCAACAGTTGTATCGTTGTATATACCATCTACAAATAAATCAGCTATAGTATCTGTACCAGATGATTTTAATCGCAAAGCATAGTGATGCCAATTGCCGTCTGCAATAGTTCCAGTTGTTAGCGACGTAGAACCGATATAAGCCATTGGGGCTGCGATGGATGTGGTTCCGGAAGCATATGCAAAAGCAATTGCTTGGTCGGAGGTGTTTCCCACTGTGCCGGTGGTTGCTAACGCAATATTAAAGCGACCATAACCAAGTTCCGTTTCAACTGTTCCTGTAACATGCGCATCGAAAATGAATTCAAAGTAATCTTGGTCTGTGACGTAGGCATCTTTTTTTAGCCAAAATTCAATTGTGTTTCCGTCGTCGCCGCCGATTTTAAGATTGTTTTCTCTATTATTGTCTGTATCCCAAACGTTCGCATCTTGACGATATACCATCTCTTTTTGTATTGGATCGTAGTAAAGGGAATTACCTTGTCCTGCATGCGGACCACCAATTGCTAAAATATATTCATCGTCGCCAGAAGGTGGATAATAATCAGACCCTTCTTCTCCAGACGTTGCGACGGAAGTTAAAAAATTAGCATAACCGGTTGTTCTGGGATAACCGTTTTCGAAAAGATAAAGATCAAGTAAAGAAGAGGAGACTTCCCACAAAACTTTTTCTTTTAGAGAACCATCATAAGGATACGTGTTATAAATTCTTTTAATTGAGTCTTCATAATACTTTTCTGCAGAACCAAAACGAGCGAAGTTGACGGGATTATAGAACTTTTCTGTTGCTAGATATCTTTCATCTCGCTTACGAACAGCATCTGCATAATCAAAAGACTCTATCTCAGTATCAAAATCACTTTTTGATAATGGTTCAAAGGACTTTAAATTTTTATCTTCTTTAAATAAATCTTTTAAGGACATTTTTATTCAACTCTAAATCTAAATTTTTCTGTTTGTTCAGTGTATTCGCCATTAATTATATAAGTGAGATCAATTTCATAAACCGTATCAGTATCCAACAGGCTCATATCTAAATCAAAATAACTACCAGAAGTATCATATGATAAGCGCGTATGATTTAAAGAGCCGGTACCGTAAGGAATAACTTCTAAATTATCCGGCACTCTAACAACTTTATAATAGGTATCTTCAACGATATCTGTGGCGATAGTTTGAGTAGCTTTCGTATATACTGTCGGACACCAATCTTTTTTACGAGTAAAAAGTCTAAAACGAGCAGTTTCGTCATTTGAATATCGCGGCTTTAAATTGGTTATTTTCGAAACATATTTCTGATCTAAATTATAATCTTGACTGTTAAATGTTTTTACTGTGATTGCCGAGCCGGTATGATATTCAACCGACGCGCTATGCCAAACATCAAAAATAGTTGTTATGGCTGATGAAGTATAGGCAAAAGAACACGAATATATACCAGTTTCTATGTAAGAAGCCGTTGTGTTGGTATCACCGGAGGCTACGGTGCCTCCACCAATAGAAAGGCCTATTTCAGAGCCATCTGGTGCAGTATTGGCTAAATTACCTGAATAGATACTAACGAGCATGTTTCCGGTGCCAACGTCTGGTATGTTTGTTAATTGTCCTCTCACAACATTATATAAGTAAAGTTTCATTAAATTATCTGAAGCCGGTACCAATGAGGAGCTTAAATAAAAGCTTCCTCTATTGTCTTTTTTGCTATTGTCCCATCGTGCTTCGATAATCGGTCGTTTAAAAAAGTGTTGAGATCCTCTCGCAAAGAACATTTTAGTGTAATATGAATCGGTTGCAGTCTCTATGCTGCTAGATAATTGTACTCCGAATCCATTATGATCAATGGTACCATCAATCCAATCTTCCACAAGATGGCTTACGTCAATTTCTAAATTTTCAAACCCACTATCAAAATCTTGAGTAAACGTATATTCAAATTCGGATGCATCGGATCCTGTAATGTAGCTGCCGCCTGATAATTCTGTGTCGGCATAATCAACCCAACTAGTTCCTGCCGAAGCTGAAAGCCAATTGGATGCATCTAGATCTGCATATTCTTCCATATCCAAACCGAGTCCTTCGTCCCAAGATTGAGATACCGCCGTCGCAACCATTGTGAAGTTTTTCGGGGTTGTTTGTGTATGTGGTGCATTATATAAAGTTAAAAAGAAATTTACGCTGCCGCTAGCGGGCAAATCATTTGCGGTGCGGTCTGTTGTTATTTCGTCTAAATCAAACTCAAGGAGAATGCGCGCATTTTCGCTGGATGCAGAATTGGCTTGAGCGTATATGTGAAATGCTTCTAAAATATCAGATTGGCCCATATTTCCGCTGACGCCGCGTATGGTCAAATTTGCTTTGTAGGCATTTGTGATTGTATTATCTTTTGTAGCGTAATATCTTTTTATAGCCATTAAACCACTTCTCCGGTGATATCGATGGAAGGAAATTTGATTTCGAAAATAGTGTCTTCAGGAGCGATTAAATATCTTCCATCGTCTGAAATTAAGTCCTCAAAGGAGACACCGAAATCTGTATAACCGGGTGACGTTGTGGGCACTACTTCTACGTTTTTTGTATCTACCACACTATTAATGTTATTTAACAACTTATATACATCTGTAATCTTGAAGGGTTCTCCGATATCATAATAATTGCTAGCATAATAGGAAGAGAGAGTGGTAACACAATCATTTATCACATCATATCTATTAATATTTGCAAACCCTACAACAGAAAATTTAATTTCTAGATTGATAATCCGCGAATCTAATATGTCTATTGTGTCGCCAATCATTTTATAACGGCTTATCCAAGTTCTTAAGTTTTGTTTAATGATATCATTCGCTGTTACTAGTTTGCCGTTTGAATCAGCAGAAATTACGTATAGATTTAAGTTTTTACCATTAAATGACGTTTCGTCTTTTGTTATGCTTGCCTTTTTTATTTGGCCAAAGTTTGAAGGCATATTATAAGCTAAACTTATATAGTCTTCTTTGGTCACTGCTCTATTTTGCGCAGCAAAGGCCGATTGCGCTCTTAATTTCAATTCTTGCGAAGAAATATTGCTAACATCGCCAGACACTGCTTTTTCATTTGTTAATTCTAAACTTTTCATAACAGCTGAAATAGTGTTTTTATTTAAAGTGGCCTCGTCTATAAATTTTATTATTGGATTGACCGCTTTTACAATTGAATTTGGCTGGACGTTAACGTCTTGCTCAGAATTGCGCCTGTATATTACGGTTATCACTGTATTGCTGGGGACAATTCCTAGTTTAGTGGTCTTTGTTAAAACAGTTGGATCGAAAGATTTGTCTGTTATATAGTCTTTACCAAACACATCCAAAATAACAGTTGCTGGATCTAATACCTTTTCTTCATTGTCCTCTGTACCAAATCCGAATTGAAGAGTGGTTGTGACGGGGCCATGTTCTGCGACAAATCTACGAGGAACCGCAACAGGTTTTAAAATGTTTTTAGCAAACTCTTTATTGGATTTTGTATTTAAGACCGGTACATATATAACATCTTGTGAAAGATAATCAACTTCATAATAATTATTTCCTTCAGAGTCAGTCACGGAAATGATCTCGGTTAGATTTTGGTCAAATACTTCTAACTGCAGAAACTTTTCATACGCATCTACACTAAATTCTTCTTTGTATAATTCTCCAGAAACAACAATTCCCTTAGCTTTCATGGCAAATTTATCTGGCGCTGTCCCATCTGTATTTGAGCTAGCTACTAAAACGGAGTCGTCTGAATTAGAAAATACTACGTCTTCAACGAGAGTGAACATTATATTATTGTTGCTTGCTAGAGTTGTACCCTTCCGAATAATTGGCGCGTAAGAATAATCCGGCCCTATTCCATTTAATATAGAGGGAACTGCAACAAAGAAACTAACTTCGCCAAAAGAGGCGGCGTTTGGTCGATATTTGTATCCCAATTGCTTGGAGATTTTTAATACATTTTTGAACTCTAAAGCCGTTTCGAGATACGATTCATTGGCTTGATAGTCTGTATAAAAGGACATTATGTCGCCAACATATGAGACCATATCGAGCATTAAAGAACCAAAGGAGGCCTCGTTGAAGTCTCTAAAGGTTTCGGGATAGTATTTTTCTGCATAATCAACCAATTGTTGCTTTATAGAAGCAAAATCGCGTCCGGTGTAGTTTATAATTGGCTTGTTTATTTTCGGCATGTTAGTTTTTCCATATTTTATACAATGTTATTTTTAGAAATTGTTATTAAGTCGGATATTCCAACCGATGGTACAGAATAGAATATGTTTAATGCGACAGTATCTAGTTCTGTATCGATCACTTCTAAATCATTTATTTCTACGAATGGCATATAAAGCTTTGTTTGTTCGTCTACTGCACGAATAATATCGTTCTCCATTTCAGCCACACTATTGTCGAAAAGAAAGTTTCTCAACCCGACTCCAAACTCCGGAATCATCACTCTTTCGCCGGGGGCAGTCAACAAAAGATTCTTAAAATTTTGCTTTACATTATCTGCTAAAGTTTTCGTTAAAGCGTAAAAACCGTCTTCATCATCTTTTTGTAAAGGTATGATTGGTGAAAATCCGAATGCCATTTACTTTATCCTCTTAAAATATAATTAGACTAAAAGAACATTTTAGTTATTATTCTTCTTCGGGTTTCTCATTTTTTGTCATTTTCTTGAGCAATGCGTATTCATCTTCGAATTGTTCTTCACAATTACCTAGGAATGGTCGCTTGTAGGCTATTTTGGCTGGATCTGGTGGTTCCTCTGGTGCGTCTACTCCGTTTAGACCCTTCGCTAGTGCGCCAAATGGGGTAAATGGTCCCGGGGCGAACCATGGTGTGGTCCATGTTGGATCGACCGTATTTGCTATTGCCGTAACAAAAGCCTTGGTAATTATTAGCCCAAACGATTGTAAATCTTCGCTTGAAGGCCAATCGATGGAGTCGTTTTCCGGACCCACTAACGGCGATATACGTCTGTACTCTCCATTCGCGGACGCAACAGCTGCTAGCAAAACTTCGGACGCTTTGCTTATTGATGATTTAAAACAGCCTTCTATACTTGGGTAGTAGATCTCGCCATAGAGTCTATGCAATACTGATATGATTGTTGTTTGCTCGAGTGCGAAGAAGCTTTTGATGAGATTGTTAATTCCTATGCTTCGATATCCGCCCATTTCACCATAAGAAAGTAACATCTTTTCGAAGACATTATATATGTTAAAGCTTACAACACCATCTAATTTTAGAGGTATAAAGCTTTTTGTTGCGCTAGCTACGCCGCTATGTATTGCACCTTTGTTCCATTTTTGATCTTCTATCGGTTTAGTGCCGGTGAAGTTGCCCGGTCTTATTATTCCCGGCGCATGGTGATTGCCGTGTGGCCTTCTATGAAAAGGATCGCGGTCGCCGCCCTCTTCATGCACCATCCCTACCATGAAAGTCGTTCCGGGCCACTTATTATTTCCCCATGCGACATCATCTTTAGTCCATTGATTCGGCATGTTGCTGCTCTCAATCTTCATAGGATTATAATTCGCGAATCCGATGAGGCGGTTTTCGTTTGTGGCCAGTGCTGAACGTTTATCATCGGCAGTGCCGCCCCCGGCCGCAGCATTAATGTAACCATTGTCCGGTCCCGTCATCGCGTGTTTTTTACCAACCTCGTGCGACCAGTGCAACTCCTGACGGATTCTCCAATTATGCCAACCCCAATCTATATCATAGTAGCCTTGACTTATCTCTGTTCTGCGTACTACGTGATGTTGCGGATCATCAGAATGCTTAACGGTCATATTGTTTCTTACTAAAGCGCGACCCGCGTCGTCGTATTTCATATGATCCTGAAAAGCTTTGCGCCAGAAAGCTTTTTTTACTTCTTTAAAACAGGTCTGGTAGTCTGCTTCGCTTCGGAAGCCAATTTTGTAAAGCGTGCCCCATGGATAGGTACCTGTTTCCGATATCGCTTGGTTATGGCCTAGCACTCCGTCGCTTGCTTCTGAAGAGTTATACATGTCGACGGTCCAGAGTTGAAGTCTATCAGTCAGAATCATAAAGTGAGTAAAAGTTGTCCATGGTGAATCGCCCATTCCCTCGTTGTCTTGATTATCTTCTGTTGCCCATGGTAGAGCGTTGTTGTTATATGGATCCGAAAACTTCTCATGCCATTCCCCTGTACTATAATCTAGCCAGCCGGTGCCGTCTGCTTCTTTCTCTTGCTCATACTTGGCCTCGGTGGCCAATGTAAAGGCTCGGTGGCGGACGTTTCTTGTAAACCCGACATTGGCTTGTTCAGTCGCGGGTGCGGCGCCCCACGTTGATTGTCTGGAATTGCGTTTATAAACTTCGGTCATACCGTTTTCTTTACCAGTAACCGATGTATCGTTAAACCGCATGCTGCCGCCGGGAACATTATATTTATAAAAACCTTTTCGAGCAGAGGACCAGCCTTCGTGTGCTTGGAAGTCTGAGCCGGGGATATATACCCAACATGAATATTTTCGAATGCCCACAAGTTGCCACTCGTAGCCATCAGTTTCGCAAACTTCAGCTGATTCGGCTGTGAGTCCGTGCTGATTTTGCAAATAAATTGAAGCGGCAGGATATCCAGGCCAGTGGTCAACGCCTACAGGTACTGTGAACTCCATCTCTACCACCTTGCGTTCGGGATTTGTTTCCTGAATGAACCCGTATTTTCCTATATAAATCGTTTCGAAACGTTCTTTGATTCTTTCTATATTCGCATTAGGCAATTGTATATGATATCGGTGATTAATTTGAATATATTTTTCCATCACCTCTTCTTGGCCAGTTACAGGATTGGTGGCGATGTATTCGCCTACTACCACTTTTGGTTGGCCAAAAATATCTTCCGGATCTTCCGTTATGGAATATCCCATTCCGGGCGTTTTGAGCCATTCTTCATCCATTGGATCTGGCTCAGTCCTAATTCCATTCACGTTTTTCCTGCGATCACCTTTTTCATCGAAGAAATAATTAACTTCCTCCTTTAGAGACTTTAATGAGCCGCGAGTCAAGTAAGCAAAGCCGTCACCAAACAATTTATAGAAATCCGGTTCCCACTGATCACTATCAGTCCAATGATCAGTCGCTGGTGCGCTAGCGTAGTGCAGTCCGGGTATCTTTTGCGTGGCGGGACCGGCAACGTGTTGTAAAATTTGTTCCTTAGAGACGGTCCAACCACGAATATTAAACCAATCAGTAGATTCATATTTAAAAACAGCTATTGGCTCTTTACCAATAAGATCAAACGTGGTTATGGCATTTAGCGCGGCAGTATATGAAAAAATATCAGACTCTTTCGGCGCAAAAAGTACGTCGTTTAGCTTGTAAGCGCCATTCTTATATAACGTGCTGCTACCGTCTCCTAAGAATTTTTGATAAAAAGAGGCTTTTCCGGGATTGCCGGGGTTTGTTTTAACAAAGAAATCAAACCATGTGAGATCGGATGGTATTTCTACTTTGGCCTCTTCTATTGGAAAAGTGAAATATCTTATTCCTGCTGGTGCGTCATCGAAATATACTTGACCAATTTTATTTTTGAGCTTATCGGCTACAAAGGTTGACCCGGTTTTGGTGTTTGCTTCGGCCCACTCGGAATTCTTAAACGTATTGAAGTCTTCCTGCTCGTTGATATCGATATAACCATTAAGAGAAATAACTGTACTAACGTTAATAATATCAGATACTGGTCTAAAATAAAGAAACTCTAGAAGAGTTGCGCCTGTTGCTGCGGTGCCTTTGGGCCATATTGGTTTATTAATAGCATCTTTGATGCCGGTAATATTGGCGTTGGTGGCCGCGTTTAGAAGTGCGGAAGTTTGTGAGATACCATTGATGTGTTTTTCGTACATTTCAAGCGCTGAAATGCTATTATAGCCTTCCGGATAAGCTTGAGTGCCCGAATCAGAGGACGCATCTTGATATGGATAAAGGAAACTATCCATCAAAATGGCGAGATCGTTACGATAAATCTTTCCGGATAAAGACATATCTAGGTCATTTAAAGCTATATCATCATTATTAAGAATTTTAGATGCAGCGTTTTTTGAGCCGACGAACTTTTTAAAAAATCCTTTGACTGCTTCCTCCGATGTTTTTTGTTTGCTCCAATCTTCAGCTATAGACTGGTCGGAATCAGGACTATAATTGTAGTCAAACATTTTTACCAGTATATCGGTGTCTTTATAAGCTTTTTCAAGTTCAGAAGAGCTTTCTTGCGCTGAAATATCAATGATTTTTTTCAGCTGTGGAAACATCATAATCAGTTTTGACTCATAGAGAAAGCCCCTGATGTGGTGTCCGGACGTGGCGTCAAATAACTTTTGGCTAAACAGCGCCACTAAAAAGTTCGCGAAAAGCTTTCGTTGATCATCAGTCATAGACGATACAAATGCTGGATTATGTTTAAACTCAACTGTGTCTTCTAAAATAACGCCGGAATTATTTTCTTGTAACAGTTTTTTAAGTATCGAGGTTTCAGATAGTTCTAAAGTCTCAAAATCGAAATATTTAGTTTTTAACTTTTCGTTTCTCGAGCGCTCAAAGATTACTGATCCAGGTACACCATCTTCATTAAATCTTGTCTTTGTTATTGCACCTTCTGGTGAATAGTGTCGATCAACGTGCATGGCAAATTCTTCATTTTGTAATAATTTTATTTTATCTACGATGTTGACGCCTTTTAAAGCAATCGACTGTCCTAATCCCTCCTTTGCGCTTTTAACTATTTGGAATGGCGATGTGTTTGCACCGTCTATTGCCGGATATGAAACCTCATCAGGCAGAGCGTTAAAGACCATGTACTTCACATAATTTAATTGCGCAGCTTTGATAGACTCCATGGCCTGTTCGTCCGTGATACTATCATCTGAATAAATGATTCTCATAATATCTGTAATAAAATCGATTATCACTTCGTTGTTTAAGTTGATATCGTCATTTTCTGCGAAGGCTTTGCTTATTTCTGCGCTAACGAAATCATCATAGAATGTCTCATCTTCATCATAGAACAGTTCAGATACAAAAGTATTATACACAAAGAGCGATTTCATTAATTCTTTGATCGCAATTATTCGAATTAAACAATCTAAAGCAATTTTTATTGTAGCTATGTTGACCGGCGAATGAGTTGGTGATTCATCGCTGACGCATGATAACTGTTTTGCTAATGATTGCATTTCTTTGTTTAACATAGTCTTATTAACAAAACCTAGAAAACATTTTTCATAAGTAATTTTGTGGTTAAGAGTTAATTTCTTAAATATTTTTTGATTAAAGAGGCCGTTTTTAAAAGAAGTAAAAAACAAATCTTTAAACATAGAATTCATAAGAGTCAAATAAAAATCACTTTTTTTGGATAATTTAACTAATTTTTCTTTAGTTTCCTTTTCAGCATCCGTTAAGAGAATTAACTCATTGAGAGTGGTTTCGGGATGCTCTTTTTCATATTTACTGGATATCGTTTGAACAAGTGTTTCTTTAATCGCTGCTATTTCTGTTGGTTTAACGTACAGTTCTTCACCCGATTCGGAGATTCCCCAGAGCTGTTCCTTTTTATCTATATTAATTTTCTCTTGGAAGATATCTTCCAAGGAAAGGCGCGTGTTAAATGCAGCTGGTTGGCCGGTGGAAGGCGCCTCATATTCAAAATTTAGTTCTCTCATGCCGGTTTTTCCGGGCGTTGCGTATGTTAGTTCCACCTCCATCAATCCAGTATCCGGATTATATGAGCCGGTGGTATGGTGCTCGATTAGAGAGGTTTCGGTTTCACCTATAACAGTATTAAACGTGATAGAACCCGGGGGCAGTCCAACTTCGTCTTCGTTGTTACCTTCAGGCGCTCTTACAAACCCTATAGAAGTAGAAATATTTTTTACTTGCTTCAAAAGTTTGATAGCAACGTTACTCGTTATATCGCTTTTGTAGTCAGCAGCCATTGAATCCTTTTGGTCTTTCGAAAGATTACTAGGATTCATCATCTGTATCATTGCTGGCGAACGGAAGGCTCCCAGCTTTGTTTCTATGTCCAGATAGATTTCTTTGACTCGCGAAATATCTCTCTCAAAAGCTTCTTCTAATATGCCGAAGGTGGCATCTCCAATAACGTTTGCAGAATGTTGTTGAGACTCATCATATGTCTCGACGCCATATTCATTATCTTCGTCAAAACAATTTGTATTCAATTCTACCGGTGGGCCTAGAAGATGATCTAGGCTTTTCATCAGATCTTTAAGCATCCCTTTGGGGGCGGTGGCCCTATCAGCAAGAGCTTGCCTTACTTGTTCCGGCGAAAGAAACTTAGATAACTCGTCGCCCAACAGACTATCGTCGGTGCCGTAGCATAAACTCATTAAGATACTTTTTTCTTTTTCAAAGTTTTCTATTGCTTGTGCAATATAAGCCGGATTAATATCTTTAGAAATAGCCTTAAAGAACTCTATAATGCCTACTTTGCTAAGATAGAAATCAGCGAAGGGTGTACCTAATAATGATTCTACTTCTAACAAAGCCTCTAAGGCTTTATCATAAAGGTGTGATTCAGCTGTGTTGTTCAGAAGTCTCGCCATTTCTTTAATAGTAAAAGTGGAGGATAGGGTATCCAAAATAAGCCTATAATCATCTAATGTGAGGCCTAATAATTCAAATTTTTTGAAAGACGCACTGTTGTCTATTTCGCCTGTTTTGTGATCACCTTGAATAGAATTAGCCATAAAGCCGGATAGATCTATGGCGCCGACTGGATCGTAAGGAGCATTAATCTTTTCTTCGTCGTCGGTGCATGCTTTACGCATTTTTTCTATCACCCACATGATACCATGCAAGATTAGGTCGCGACCTAGGTTATATCCTACTTGGATCATAACGTCTTTGAGACTTCCTAGGATGTCCCAAATCGGATAATCGGTTCGGCCAAGAATTTCCATTCTTCTTTTGAATCCTTTGGCAATGGCGGCGCCTTGATTTTTAACGTATCTATATGCACCGGCCGGATCGTCGATAATATTATATATCATGTAAGCTACAGCAGGAACAGCGCCATAAATGGCCAAACATAGATAATATCTTTTAGTTTCGTCGCCCATTACTGTGTCGAAATAGGCTTTCATCGTTTTTTCACCAAAGTTACTTACTGCTTCCCAAAGCCCCGGGTCAGGTTCGAAGCTTCCTACCAATTGATGTAGTTTTTTTAGTTTTCTTATGTTTTGATCGAAAAGCGTTTTCTTTGCTTTTCCGGTCATACCTTGATAACCGTCTTTAAAAGTAAACAAGCCAGTTTTTGTGTTTGAAGGAAGTAAATCTCCATTTTTCAATGCTAGTTTTGCTAATGTTGGCCGCGTTTCTTTCGTAGTAAAGTACTTTAACGAAGCCCCTTTCTTGGTTTCGGCGGGTATGGCTTTGGAAGCACGTATTTTTTTTAATTCTGAATCGCCAATATAAGGGCTAAGGTTCACAAGATGATATGTAGCCTCGGATAATAGTTCTAATAGCTTTATTTTATCTTCCGCTAGATCAACTATTTTTTGTAGTGATGTGTCGCGCGTCTTTAATTTGGCTTCTTCGTCTGTATAAAAACCTAGAGTTGTTTTTTCTGCAGAAGGAGGATTCGTACCGAAGATTTTCATCCTGTCTTTTTGTTTAGCTATTGATTCTTTGTTGGCGGCTTTCCTCAACGTGTTTCTCTTTAATTTCCCCATGATAGAGTTATCAGCAGCTTCCTTGGCCTTTAAAGCTTTTTTGAGGTTGGCATTTTCCTGCTTCGTTTCCTGATCGGTTGTATTACTAGGATTTCCTTCGGCCTCTTTTGCTGCTTTCTTTGCTGCTTCGTCGAGGGCAGCGGACTCCTTCGCGAAGGTGGAAGCAGTAAATTGCCCATACAATAATTTTTCTAGTTCACTTTTTTCATTTTTATTTTTTTCATAAAACTTTAGGAATTGTACTGAACTAGACCATGTAGAGGCCTGAACACTCTCTACCATGAGTTCCGCTGTTTTAGCAACACCTTGAGTTATTATCTGTTCTGTGTATTTTGGGCCGGTATCGTTGATAAAGTCTAAATAAACTTCTGTGAGTTCTGACGCCAATGCTTTTGCAGGGCCTGCTTCCATGCTCTGTAATTCTTGTATAATTTTTTCCTGATGGTCGTCGAACGCCTCCAGCACGTCTTCACACATCCAATCTAAGAGATTGTCTAATGGTACCATTTTTAACAAACATTTGGCGGAAAGCTGAATTAAATCTTCCATATCGATATGATCTAATAATTGTTTATATAAATCATCAAGATTATTGATTTCTTTAAATTCGCCTTTTTCAAACTTAAGTCCTAAAAAATCTCCAATTTGTTCATATTGTTGGCCAATTTGTTGGGATAATTGAATTTTTGTTTGTTCGTCAATTTGTTGAGGTGTGAGTCGATACTTTTTGTAATCATCCTCCAGTAATCGCACATCTCCGATTATAAACTTTTCTAATAGTCTTTTGGTAACGACGGACGTTACAATCGTTGGATTAGGAACAACATATCTGTTAATAATGATCTTAATTTCTTCTTGTGATAAAAAGACTGATGATACTCCACCTTGCAAAGTGTATTGTGTGATGTATTTTTGGTAAATTGTAGGTAAAAAGAAGACTAGTCCATTTGTAGTTTGATTCTTAAAGAACTCATGAGCGGGTTCTTTAAATTCTGCGACTTTCTCGCTGTATTCTAATGATAAAAGCTTGTCGTATTTTTCGCTAAAAGTGAGTGTTACTTTACCTTTTAATTCTATAATCTTATTGTCGCCTTCTTGAATAATTTGCGAAAGCACAGACTTAAATTTATCCATTTCTTTAACATAATATCCGGCACTAAATGGTTTATCGAATTCAATATCATAAAAATGAATTTTTTCATCTAGAAGTGAAAACACGTTCTTGAATACTTCAACGTATAAATCAATATTATCAAAGTCTATTATAACTTTGTTCGTGCCATCTACGTTTTTAGTGGCCATATCGTTTCCAACGGGGGTCGCGAGGCCTTTTTTCCTATTACTTGTTTCCACCTCCTTGCGCAAGCGCTCACCAGTGTGCCATTTATTGTCGGGTATTTTGTTAGCTTTACTTGATGAAGCCATTGGCCCTTGATATTCGTTTTTGGGATTTCCCAATACTAACAGTTCTGCTAATGGGAAAGCCAACCAAACGCTCCAATATTTTTCATTTGTTTTCTCCTGCTTCATTAGTCTAGTTTTTTGACGTAACGACGCGGCTATTTCGTTAGCAGATTTTTTTATGCCGGTACGAGTCACAACGTATAGGTAATTCAAGAGTGCGTCTGTTAACCTTTGAAGTGCGTGAGTAAAAATCAAATCGTTGATATTTTGTTCAGTGGCGCCATGGCCGGGTTCTAGGTCTTCTATTATAATTCTGGTGAAAAAATTAATGGTTTGATGCTTGTTTTTCGCAATGAAGAGGCTGTTATATTTAGCCGAAGAATAAAATGGCCCTTTAGCTTTTTCTTTATTGAACTCTTTGAATGCGTTTGGCCCTTCCGACTTAAAATATTTTATTGTGCCGCCGCCCGAAGCGGCGGCAATGGAGCCTTTGTGTTTGGCCAAATAATCTTTTACAGGCATCTTTAGTTTGTCCTATTCTTATCGCTTAATATTGAATTGCCGCCGAATCTCTCCAGCGCATTCATATCATTGTTCACTCTATTCAATATTTGCATAATGGCACTTTTTTGCTGTACTGTTGCCGCCATCAATGTCTTTATACCGGCGACGAAAACAGGGAGAGAAACAAAACCTTTTCCCCCGTTAACGGAGACCGGATTACCGGTAGTCAATAGTCCCAGCAATATACAAAACGGATCGTAGTGGGTGTGACCCAATAAAGATGCGTTCATATCTATTTGACTAGTCAAAAAAGTATAAACTATGCTATGTAAATCATCAACCGATTTTGAAAGCCCTCTTAAAAATTTTACGAGATTTTCGCCTTTCACTAAATGTTGCAGATCATGGTCATCATTACCGGCGATTAGATCAATACCAAATTTAGAAATTGAATTTTTTGAACCGGGTGATTTTGATGTCTTTGTATCTGTAGCTGTAATTAGTCTTATTCCGGATTCTCTAGCCATGATAACGACATCATCTGCTTTAATTGCTGCGAGAGATTGGCCTTTGCGTAGGCCGACTGCTTTACCATATGTTCCTTTAGCTACAAATAATAGATCATCTGAATTAGCTTTCTGCGATAAATAAACATACGCGGCGTCTTCCACAAGATTGTTTCCTATTTTTAAAGCGCTATTATCGCCCGGGCCGGTCTCGCCATCTTTTCTATCGGTCTGAATATCGCGGGGGCTACGACCAGCATACATATAACAGGCGCCTGTTCCGGTATGAGCGCTATGACGAAGTATTTCATCTCTTCCCGCGATAACTCCGGAATTGTTTTTACCTTTCAGTATTACATCATCCGGATATAAAAGCGGTTCGGCTACCGGATCGAGAGGCATTTTATCTCCGCCAATTCCGCCTAACGATGCTGCTATTCCCTTTGGCAAGTTTCCTTTCATGGCTTTATCAGCGCTGCTTGCTGTTGAAAAGTCTTGGACCGGTCTAGACGTTTTAGTTGCGGGTTTTAAGCCGGGAACTACAGGCGGCGGGGATGATTTCTGTTTTTGTATTTTGAGTTTATCTGCTTTCGCTTTTTGCTCTTCGTAATATTCAAGGTTATATTTTAGCTCTGCCTGTAAATTCGCTTGGAAATCAGTTATCTCCTTTTCTTGTTTAGCAAAGATTGATTCAAATTGTCCAGCGAGTGCTTTGGCTGCGTCGGTAGCTTCGCTCACATCTAGATTAAAAAGATCATTGTAATAGTCGTTAAGCGCATCGAAATCAATTTTGCTCATTGCTCCCGGTTCGAGTTTTAGCGTATAATCAATAAAGTCTTTTTTGAATTCCTTCTTTGTTACATATTCGGGGGGCTTTGGTGCGTCATATAGCTCGTCAACAAGTAGTTTAAAACCCGATTTGTTGGTTGGTAAAAGAAAGGAGTGCTCTTTAATTTGCTTTAAATCGGTGATTTGCTTTAAAACAACTTTGAATTTCTTTGGATCTGTTGGCCATTGATCGGCATATGCTTGTAAAAATGTAGTCATAATGATTTAGTTAATAAAGGCCCCATACGTTGTTTGTACCGAACCATTTACTTTTTTTGCTTTTGCTTTTACCACGGTAAGGCGCGTTTTTATAAAATTCCCAATTATCCCTCCAATTGGTTATCAACTCTGTTTCTGAGTAACCGGTCGCTAATAATTCTCTTCCAAGTGGTGAGGAGCCTTCTGTTAAATCATCGACAGCTTGGAAATGATGCCATTCGTTAACGTTCGTGCCCGCCTCCTCGAATTTGTCTGGACTGCCTTTTCTCCATTCTGGGTATGGATGAATGGGGGTAAATCCGTATTTGGCGGCCCACATGGTGAAGCTTCGCGCCCTACCTTTCCAGCGAGTAAACGTATTTACGTTAAATGTATAGAAGCCGCGTCCATGGTGGATGGGATTGGCTACCATCAACTCAACTTCGGCTAGGGGGTCATCTGTTTTAAACCATACGGTCCAGGTGTTCAGGCCGGGAATATATTTTTTCGCAGATGATCCATCAGCGCCAAGCTTTGCCCCGCTGAACGGGTGGGAAAAGAAATTAGGAGCATAGTCCTTGATCAAGTCTGCGTTGGTTTGTTTGTCGTATGGTGCTATCGTAACTAAAAAAGGTATATCCGGATGATCTAAATTGGCTTGGCCTAGGGTAGATTTTCCGTCTCCACCGCGAAATGGACTGGTGATAGAACTAGATCTGGTGCCCAAATCAAAGGCTCTTCCTATATTGTGATACGACACGCTCGTTGTTTCACAATAAGTTTTAAGTTGATGGAGCGCGCTGTTATCTTTTACAACCCAGCCACCTTGCGTACCTATCATCGGCATAGTATTACCATCTTTATCCTTCAACGGTGTGATCCCGTCTTTGTCTTTTTTTGTCCAAAATTTTTGTCCTACAACCAGTTCATCTATTAGCTTCACATAATTGTCTACTATACCATGCGCAATTTGTAATTTTGGGTGGCCACCGCCGGGGTAGGTCTTTTTCCAGCCGTGGCCACCAAAATGATTAAATGTTGTACCATTTGAGAGCTTTATGTTGTTTGCATAACCTAGGGCGGTTGCTTTATCAGAGTTCTTGCCCTTTGCACGTTCTTTTAAATATTTCTCTTTACGCGCAGTAGTTGTGTTATATGCTTTTTCACCATTCTGCGGGTGTGGTAAAGCAGAGCCGCGTTTGAGTATTGGTTTGCCTTTCATCGGGCTACCGCCTTCTGCTTTGATACAACCAGGCTTTGCGGCGGATTTGGCGAAGCAATAGCACTTAGGGTGGGGACCACCGCTGGGTTTTTTAAGTTTTGGTCGCTTACCAGTACCATATAAATCACTGCTTTTTGACGGCGGAACGGTACCCGTTGATAAGCCAACAATTCTAACTACTTTTCCAGAAGCATAATTGGTCATGTTATCAAAGGTGACTGATACTTTTGTTCCCGGCGTTACCGTGTTGTTTGCGCTAGACATAGATAAATCATCGGCAGTACCAAAAAACGTTGGGTACAGGGATATTTTTAGAAAATCTTTTTCTGACGTCGGAATAGGCAGAAGAGAGTGTATTTCAGGTATACGTACTTTTAATCGAATTGTGCCTTTCTCATCGGAAGTTTTATTCTTCAGTTGCATTAGGCAAACCCCGTTGAATTCGTTTTGGCTTAAAAGCTTGTTTGGCTCATAGCTATCTATCATAACCTGTCTGAGCTGTTTTGCTAGCGGTGTGTCGTAGCTAACCGTTTTTACCTGTTCAGCGCCTGCTATAACACCACCTGTGAAGGTATCGTTAACAATGTCCTTGAAATCGCCCACTATTTCTTTTCTCCTTGAATAATATCAAAAAGTTCTTTTTTGTCGGTTTCATTCAATTCAACATTTGTTTCTTGCTTTTTAGAAAGAATAGAGGTGAGTTTTACCAATTGTTCGTTTGATCTTTGCAGGGTCTCTACATATTTTGATGCGATAAGCCCTAAATCTTTATGAGCTTCAGAATTGCCTGCTTTTTGAATTTCTGCGAATATTCCCGTTAATAATGTAGATGTGATATCTCTATCATCTCGGATATTCTTTATTGCTTCTTTGATGTAAGCTTCAAAGTCTTTTATTGGTCGTTCCATTCTTTTTTAAACTCCGCATAACGTTTTCGTATTTTATTTAAAGAACTTACAACCTGTTTGGTGTTTAAGCCTGTAATTTCTCTAATGTACAAATAAATAGCTTTTTTATTAAAAATTTCTATTTTTTCAGAGTCTTCGAACAGAATTTGTATGGCCTGAACTGTTTTTCTCTCATTAGGTCTCAATGGCAATTCAGACCATTGGTTAATTTCTTTACCTAAGTGTTGAAAAAACTCAAATTTTGTTCTGTCTTCAATATAAGTGTTGTAGGTAACTAAATCTTGTTTTGGATTAGATTTCTTGTTGGCGCGCTCATCGGACTTATGTTCAAAATAATAATTATCCAATTGTACTTCGCGTCTGGCTTTTTTGCTATTCTTTTTAACCTCGGCAATAAACCAGTTTTTAGATACTACGCTGAAATAGGTAAATGCTTTTGAGCCTTTACTTGGATCAAACTTGTTTAGAACGGTAACTAGCCAATTTTTACAATCATCGCGTAGAGAATCGATATTTGGTAGAGATGTGAATTTATAAGTAAAGACTATTTTATCTACCATTTCACTGAAAACCGGCCCTATAAATTCTTTATAGAGCTTGTTTCTCATAGCTTGGTCCTCTGTTTTACAATAATTTATTATTGCTTCTTCATGAACTTTTGTGAAATAGTAATTTTTTTTGCTACGCTTCCTCGGCATACATCTCTTCTTCGTCATCCTCATCGTAGTTATCTTCTACAATCGACTTTAAATCTTTATACTCTTTAACTATGTCCTTGGAATGACGCACCAATTCACCTAATGTTTCATCTCCATAAAATCTTTCTAAACCGTTAACAGTATCTACATGGCCTTCGTATTCTTTAAGCTTCTCCATAAAATAATCTAACTCTTCTTGAAAAGAAAGATATCTTTTTAAAAGCTGCACAATATACCAAACTAAGATAACGTTAACAACAAAAGATATACCTAATATTAATTCAATCATCTTTTACCATCCAAATCTTGTTTTTGTTTTCTAAGATCTAACTTAGCGTTTTCTATAAATTCGTTTGTTGCATCGCCAACCTTTTGCTTCTTTTTTTGCCGCTTTCGGTTTAAAGAAAACATTGGTTTGCGAGCAACATTAGAAGAGTCACATAAGTCACAAGATTCATGGTCCTCATGCATACTGTGGCTTACTTTGAACTCTTCCTCACAATCTTCGCACCTATATACGTATATTGGCATTACTCAGTTGCGACTTCTTCTTCAGAAGTTTGGAATTGTTGGGTAGTTTCTTCATTGAATTTCACTACCGGTGGGTTAAGGACAACTAGGCCCTCTGGTGAGTTAACAAGCTTAAACTCATCCAAAACTGGGACAATATCGCTTTGTTCTAGAAGGCTTTTTTGTAGGGCCATCATAAGAGCACCTACGGCTTGTTTTGATAATTTAGTGTGTTGTGGTTCTGTCATTGTTAATCTCCTTTATATTAAAACAATTAATTATTTCTGTGATAGGGTCTATTTTAGCACACTGGTCAGTATATTTTAATTTATTTATTTTCCTCAAACCATTTATTAAAATAACTTGTAGGTCTAATATAATCTTCATAAATTTTTCGGCATGTTTTTTGTCTTTCTAGAAATTCTTTGTGAGACATAGATATATAATCTTTTAGTACGGCTTGGCCAACGTTAGCAACATTGTCTTTTTCAACCCACACAGAAATTTTACTCCATGCGATTTTCTCTTCGTGTGGTAAAACGATGTCTGTGTCTATTATAATCGGGATTCGTCCCGCGCTCAAAGTTTCATATAGACGATATGAAAAATTGCCCGAACCCCTACAACACAAAACATAATCAGAATTTTTTATATTATCAATAAATTTATTGCGGACTGATTGCGCATATATACCGCTCGATTTTTCTTCAGAGTGTTGATTTCTTCCGGCCCAGAACTGATTGTATAATACAAAATTTTTTATTATTTTATCTTCGTCGTTCAAGTTCTTCAAAGAGAGATGTCGATAATTATTATTGGTATAACACCCACAAAATCCCACAGTAGGGGAGTCACCTTTCCTTCTATAAGGCTGTTGGCCAAAATCTTGAGACCAGCCCGGGATTGCTATTTCATTATTTTTTTTTGTACTTTTATAAAACGAAGTTCTAAACACGCCGACGTCGTGTTTTTCTAGTTCCATATCCTCATCTGAATCGTCGTTGAAAAAAACCAACGTCTTCTTGTTGTATTTTGAGGCGTGTTGCAAAAATGTTTTTAAGTCACGGGATCCTTTTTCCCATTTCATGGGATACACAAAAAAATCTGCAATTGCAGGATTGTCTACCAACTCAAGGAACTCTTTTCCCATTTTTTGGAACCTAGTAAATCTACCAAAGTCCGGATCTGAACGGTCTTTGTCTAGGTCTCCTAAAAATGGAATTAGAAGCTCAATGTGTTGTTCTTTTATGATGGAAGCATCGGTAAAAATTTTATATTTATTTTGCATAAAGCCTTTTTAATTATACTCGCGATCAAACTTGATAATGGACTCGATAATTTTTGCACTCTGTTCTTTGTTGAGAAAGGGGTGGAATGGCAAACTTAATGTTTCTTTAGAAAATTGTCTCGCTAGCGGGCAATCATACGAATTACTCAAATGTTTATAGGCGCCGCTATCTTGAATTAAAATGGGATAATGTACAATTGTTGGAATTCCATCTTTCTTCAGCCAATCAATTAACTTTTCTCGATTTTTATTTTTTATTCGAATAATATACAGATGGTACCCATGGGTATCGACATAAGAGGCAGTTTTGGATATCTCAATATTTTTTAATTGTAAGAAGGCTTCATCATATTTCTTTGCAATATTCTTTTTCTTCTCTGTCCATGAGTTTAAGAAATGTAGCTTTTCCGACAAAACAACAGCCTGTATTGGATCTAAACGGCTGTTCCACCCTATTTCATCATGATAATATTTCTCTGTACTTCCTAAATTTCTTAGAGATTTTAATTTTTCGTTGTAACCCATATTATTACATATAATGATCCCAGCATCGCCTGCAGCACCAAGATTTTTCCCCGGGTAAAGAGAGAATGCGCACATATCGGAATCGGCACCTATGCTTTTGCCATAACACCTAGCGCCGTGAGCCTGTGAGCCGTCTTCTATGATATAACATTTATATTTATCTGCTAGCTCGCGTATCCTTTTCATGTCGGCTGGGTGGCCATAGAGGTGTACCGGGAGCAAGATGCAATGATCAAATTTGGTTCTATGTGCTTCTAGATGTGATTCAACTAATTCGACATCTATTTGATAATACTCATTGCAATCGATTAGCTCTACTTCATAATTGGCATTCTTTTGATATGAAACAGCAAACATATCCGCTATAAAAGTATTAGCAGGAATCAACACGTTAACCTTTCCACTTAAATCAAGGGCAGCAATGCTCAGTTTTAAAGCGTCGGTGCCGTTTGATACTCCAATTGCATAATCTGTTCCACAATATTCAGCAAATTCATTTTCAAATTTTTCTACCAAGGGGCCGTGGACATATTGACCGCTTTCTAACAGAGAAAGCACTTTAGACTCAGCGGTTTTTTTAATCTCTAGCCATTGTTTTGTTAAATCATTGAACTTCATAATAATAGTTTAGCGGTCTCGCCTTGAAAGTGCAAAGTATTAAAGCGTATCCATTTGTTCAATTTTAAATTATAACAATAAGGTTTACCGTCCTTCCAGTCAACTTCTTTGATGTTGTTTTTCATTCTATACTCATTTTTAAAGCGATTATCCGAGGAATTAATATTATCGTCATATGTTGAGCCATCAATAACATCACTAAGTATATCAATGTTTTCGCCGTTTTTGGAGTCGAAAAATAACCAAAATAATGTCATATCACATATTCCGCCGGGTTGATTGTTTTTTACATGATGATCCCATTTTTGCTTAAGTTTGTTTATGCCTTCTTTCGAAGCATATGTGTTGAAAATAAATTCGCAAAATTCGCCTAAAGTTTGTTTGGTCCAAAAAGAATTGTGGCCGCTAGCGCTCCATCGAAATTCCGGTTGTTCATAGGGAACACAAAAGCCGTTTGATTGGCTAAGAAAACTATCTACTTGTTCCGACATGTTTGAATATAGCATTATATCTGAATCAAAATAAAAACATTTTTCGATGTTGTTCTCTTCTAAGAAATTTTTAAGTATATACCATCTAATAAAACACAAATATTCTAATTGCGGATTATTAGCAGACATGTGTCTGTATATCTTATTAAAATCTTCGAACATATTAATATATTTTGTTATATCATGGTGTTCTACATCTAAGTGGCTATTGTTGGAATCACCAAGCAAAATAACCCTCTCGTTATTAAGTTTTGCTTGTCTTATTGTTTTTGATAAATAATTCTGGTATCCTAGGTGAAAAAATATCACAGGTATATTCATTTAAGCATCTCCTTTAATAATATTAACAAATTCTTCATAATCAGAAATATAGTCAGAACTATCATAGGGTGTAGAACAAAAAACCCACATTTGTTCTTGGCCGGACAAGAAGGTAAATTCGCCCCACTCTAGACTATCATGAAAAAGTGTTTCACCTTCTTTCAAGGTTTTTTCTTCCTTTGCTATGCCGTTGTCCAGAATTGCTTGTATCTCGCCGGATAAACATATTATAAATTGTTTGGTTTTATAATGTGCATGCGCGCCTCTAATAGTATTTTTTGGAACGTCTTTGACAAAGAAGGATCTCTTTGGGGTAAAAGGTAGTTTATCAAAGTCCAAAGGTATCAAAACCCCTCTTTTGTCTTTTTTAAAAGAGAGCTTATCTAACATTATTTTAACTCCATATAATTTATCCAAGTATAATTTTTTAATTCCTCTAAATAAACTTTTTGATATTCTTCTTCAACCTCTTCTAGCAGGGGTACCGGCGTTTCATAAGTTTCCCATGGAAGACCCCACCTGTTTTCTTCGGCTGCAAAAATTGGGGGAAATTCTAAATACGTTTTTGTGATATGTTTTATATAGTCAGATATTTTTAGCCCCGGGATTATATCTCTTATTTCATTTTTATTAAGCGCTTTTTTTATACTATAACAATCGCCCTGGCCAAAAGGGTAATTATCCTCAAACATTATAGTTTTAAACCCCAATTGGCTGCAGCGAAGCACTCTTTCTAGAGCGTTTTGGTGATCATCGAAAAAACACAATGTGCCATCCTTTTCAACCTTAGACCAGTCCAAGTTAAGAAAATCTGATGTATAATAAGTTGCTTTTTTAGATTCATAGCCTTCTAAAGATTTATACCTAGGTGTCGGATCTATACAATGTAGAGCGGCGTCTGGTGCCGCTTGTTCAAATGCCCATGTGCCTTGCCCATACCAGACGCCGCTTTCTATAATAACCTTTGGTTGCAACTTTTTTATTGTATACCAAGCATAAAATAGCTGTGCGGCTTTCATGCCGCCATCGTTGCTCTTTACGGGCCGGTTTTTATACACCTCTGAGAACTCTTCTAAATTCTCCAAGAAGTCTTGCCGGTTCCACGGCGGAGTACCAATTTTATTATAAATGTTCATGTCCTTGCCTCATTCTTTATTTAATTTTCTTCAAAAGAAGACTATAAAAATCACTACTCCAGTGGGAATACTTTTCTACTTTGTACTCACACATGTTTAATATTCTAATCAAGTCGCTTTCGCTTATACAAGAGCTATAAGTTTGCTTTCCATATGCAGAATCAATCAACTTTGAGCCAGTAAAATCCTTTGTTAATCTTTGTCTATGTATTATAACACCTTTACTAGAGTTTTTTAAAATTTTAAGCAGAGTGGCTAAGGGGTTCTGCATAACGTCTATGAATGCGTTCATTACAACTAAATCATACTTATTTAGAAAATTTAAATCGTCGCTTAAGACGTCTAATTTGATATATTCATAATCCGGATGAAGCTTTTTCGCAACCAAGTCAATAACGTTTGGGAGATCTGCGCCGGAATAATTAAACTTCTTATTTGGCCACTTATGAGTCAATAACGATGATAGTTCGGCGGCGCCGCAACCTAGGTCCAAAATGTTTTCTGTTTCCTCTTTGCAAAAATCTAACAATGTTGATAACACGTGTACATGATCTGAATGTATCAGCTTTGGCCATAATACTCCTGTTGCCCCTTTAAGCATTTCGGCCGGTACAGAGTCGTTATCTAGCCAACATATTTTATCATCTATTTGGGCTGCTTCTTTTTTACAAGATAGCAAAAGATTGTCGAACTCCTCTTCTATTCTTTTTTTATACTCGGGTATTCTTTTTTCTATTGATGCCGGGTGTTTATCGAGGAATTGTCTTGTGAAAGCTTCACCGCGTACTCTAGGTTTAAATTCGTGCACGCCATGATATAAATTTTCTACTTCAAACTTAGAATCAGCATTTTGCGCTTGCATCCATGGAATATAGACTTTATCAACATAAAAATCGATGCAGTTCTCTCTGCTCACCTTTGCTTTATAATAACTAATCTTATCGGAAACTTGTTTTGGAAAAGTATAAGAATAGTGATACATCTGAATGTTGTGTTTAAAAAACAAAGTATCGCTATCTAAATGTTTTTTCTCGACATCTTTATATTCCCCGGTGTGTTCGATTGTTGGTGGGCGGTGAGTTAACCAGCGGCTTTGGGGAAACACCCTAAAGATTCGTAAGAAGTTATCTACTCTTTCTTCAAATCCACCGATTATTCTATCGAACCCTCCATAAAAGGAGCAACTTTTGACTCCGACGCTAGTATATTTTTCTTCTTTAAGAATATCAATCATCTTTTCAATATCTTTTTGCTTATATATCTCATCTGAGTCTACTTGCCATAAATAATCAATATCGTCTTTTAGATGTTCTATATAGGCGTTGGATTGCTCATCTTTTTCATCATATTGTCCATGGACGACGACGATTTTGTTTTCCGGGTCTGGGAATGACTCTAAAATTTGATTTGTTTGATCGCCGCTCGTAGTTTTGCCCTGTTGTTGCCAAAATGAAACGGGGCCTTCCGATATTAAAATTTGAGTAGCATATGGATATATGCTCTCTAAACAGGCCTCAAGCACGTAATCACCCTCAAATATAATCATACCGAAGGCGATTTTTAATTCACTCATAGTCCCATCCTATTTTTGATATTTTTCATTTTTATGAAATAGCCATCATATTTTTGTTTAACAAACTCATTTGATGCTGCTGGTTCGCCCCAAACCCACTCATTCTTATATGATGTCCTATACGTATTTCTTTCAAAATAAGGAACAAAGTGCGCAAAATGAAAGTAATATAAGTCTTGCTCTTGTTCTTCCCAAATTATTTTTCCGTTATGATACTTGTGATAAGTAACATTCCATGGGGCCAAGTGACCCACAGTTTTATCGACAATACAAACATTGTTAGTTCCAAAAAGTGGTTCAAAAAGTTCTAAATATTTTTGGTCGCCACACATACCATGAGTTTTATAATAAGGATTGTTTGGCTCTAAAAGTATGTTCTTCCACCAGCTTAAGCATTTTTTACCAATCTCGTCATTTTTAAAATATACAATACCGACGTTATATTCTCCGGAGCTTTCCTGATAATCAATTCTATGTCTAACGATCCCAACACTTTTTTCACCAACCTCACTGTAAAGTCCCTTCATATCTTTGTAAAAAACAATGTCCGAGTCGACATATACTATATGATCTGTTTTTTTATTCATCAAAAGATACCAAGAAAAATATGGCGCTAGAGACCAACAATATTGAATATAGTGCGCGCTCTTTTGTTTATTTTTGGCGCTCTCCGAAGCTTCAATGCTCGGGGCATTGTAATAGGAGCTTTTTAGTTTAAAGTCTTGGTTCTCAATGTCTTTGATATGGAAAGGAATAATATTTTTTAATTTTTTCTCTTGAAGAAAGCTATAAGTATAATCATCCAAACATAAAAAATAAAGCCTGAACTCTTCTTTTTCGTTTTCTAACATTGAATCGTGAAGAGTCAATGCGCAGAGGAGGTATTCTTTATCTGATATTGTGCAATAATGCCTCATATGAGCTTTTTAAGGCCTCTGCTTTTGGATTGCCTCCAAGCTGTAGAAGACTGTATCTTCTCACAATTTAGTGCATAGCGTGTGTCTTGACCCAAGCGATCATCAACAAAGTTAACATGATCTTCCCACTTCTCTTCGTCAAGATCAAACCACTTCATTATTTCTTTAACAATGTCTATGTTCTTTAGCTCGTTGCCTGCGGCGATATTAAACGTTTCATTTGCGATGTCTGATTCGATTAGACTAAAGATCGCAGCGATATTATCCTCTACATAAATCCAGTCTCTCATATAATTGCCTGAACCATGGAGAGGTATTCGTTTTTTCTCTTTAAAACAGCTTATGCACTTGGCAACTAGTTTTTCTTCATATTGCCGGTGGCCATAATTATTACTACTTCTCGTAATAATATATTTAACCCCATAAGTCCTTGCATAAGAAAGTATCAACATTTCGGCTGCAGCCTTCGACGCAGAATAAGGATTACTAGGGAGCAACATATCTGTTTCAGAAAAAGCATCACTTTTAATCGGAGTATCTCCATATACTTCATCCGTGCTTATTTGAAAGAACAATGGTCTTTCATATGCCTTCCCACGAACTAACTCTAAAAGATTGTGTGTACCGACAATGTTGCTTTCTACAAAAGTTTTTGAAGACGAAATGGAGTTATCGACGTGGCTTTCTGCTGCAAAATTAATTACTATGTCGCACGGAGGGAGGTGCGTTATATTTTGTATATCGTCCATAATAAGCTTATAGTGCGGATGATTGTCCCACGGTAAAGTTTTATGAGCAGCATAAGTCATTTTATCTATATCAAAAACGCTATGCCCTTTTTCAAGGGCAGCTTCTACAAAGTGACTTCCAATAAAACCTCTTCCACCGGTAACGACGAATTTCATGAATCAACTCCTCCTACTTCTGTTCAAAGTATACCTTATATTTTTTTATATTTTCAACGCCAAATAACTTTTTGTATTTATTGAAAACTAGTTTTTCTTCTTTGAACTTTTCTTTTTGTTTTTTCGGGTCTGTTGATAGTCCCTCTGGGTTCATATAATAGAGGCCATAAATGCCTTCTATTTTTTTAAAGCTCGAACCGTTCTTAACCGCCCTTAACCACATTTCCCAATCTCCAGCGGAAGCATACTGATTATCAAATAGTCCAATATTATCATGCATGGACTTTCTCCAAACAGGCATGCAACCGGGTAAACATTTTATCATGTTTTCAGCGCTAAAATCCGTAATCGGGTATACTTGGCCATTAGACGAATTATTTTCGTAAGTTTCGTTGGGGTTTTTTGTTAAAAAGCATTCTGAGTATACTAAATCAATATCGTTGTTTAAATCTAATTCCTTTACGAGAATTTCTAATTGTTGTAATGATCTAACATCATCTAAATTAGCATTGGAAATATATTCACCCTTTGCCATTTCGATGCCTATATTCCAACATCCATATATGCCCGGGTCATAATCCAGTTTTTTATATTTTATATTATTGTATCTTTCACAGTATTCATTAATGATTTCGTCTTCGTTACCGGGAGAATTAGCATTAATTATAATCAGTTCAGCATGCTCAAAGATGCTTTGTTCGGTCATGTTTTCCAAAAATCTTTCTATGTACTGATCACCTTTATAAAGTGACGTGACTAAACTAACTTTTGGAGTAGAATTATACTCATAATCATATAGTTTTATAGTTTTCTCGTCAGTAAACAGTTCAACTAAGGTATTGATCGTTTTATCACGTATTTCTTTCATTTTTGTGATCAATTCACCTTTTTTTAAATAAAACCAATCTTCGCTTGCTGCTCCAACACGATTATTTGTGTGAACTTCTACACCCATCATTCTAGCTTCTAATACTACCCTACTAAAAGTTTCTGGTACTTTCGGGAAAAAACAAAATTTTGAGTTCGAACCTAGCATGTTTAAAAACTCTTCATACGTATCGGAAGATATTAGTTGATAGTCTGCATTTCTTTGTTCACAATATTTAACAGACCCTTTTGTATTCTTGTGGCCTATTTTAGAATCCATGATTGAAAATCTATCGACCTTCTCAATGTTTATTTTTTTTTCTAATAAATCAAAGTGATAATCAGTCCAAAGATTGCCGCCTAAGTTTTTAACGTTGTCTAAAAAAAGATTATTTTTTAATATCATACTGTGGGCTTTGCTTTGACACAGAATGGCGATTGCATTTTTATAAAAGTCCTTGTTGATTATTGCTGATGAAGGGGCGCGGTAGTTTCTGTAGGATCTCGGGTTTCTATTCGGAAGATACTTATGATCATGCTCATAAATAACGTACTTTGCTTTTCTTAATTCTTCTCGAGACTCTTTGGAGAGCAAAACAAAATTAGAAACAATAAAATAATTATCTATGTTGTTTTGTATAAATTGTGGGGTAACGGAAGTAGACTTTACTTCTTGAGATATATATCCTCTGCTATTTAATTCATCACAGAGAATTTTGTTATTTATTTCGCCGCCGCCTAATAATTCGCTAGATAAGACGTCTGCTACTATTAAGAATTTCACACATATACCTGAATTTCTTCACTGACTTCTTCTACAATATATTTTTTTACGTGATCATTAAACGCTGCATACTGTTGTTCTGCGGTGAAATTCTTTAGGATCCATTTTTGAAGTGCTTTAGCTTGCTTCAAAAATCGCCCATGTTCTTTGTAAACTTCGCGAAGCTTCATTTTATATGAGCCTTGCTGTGCATATGCCCACATCGAGTCTTCTTGAACAACCCCATCCCAAACCGCTGTTTTCTGTACAGGTTGTAGGTCGTAATCAACTTTACCATAGTGAGCTTTATATTTTTCTTTGTCCTTGTTCTTTTTGTCCTTTACAGGCACGTAAAGGAAATCAAGGTGTCCGCTCCAATCTGTCGCGACAACGGGCAGTCCTGAATAAGCTGCTTCAAATAATGGGAGGCCAAAGCCTTCTCCATGAGTTAAAGATACTAAGGCTTTGATTTTTGGGTGTTTATAAAGAGAGTGCATTTCCTGATCCGTCAAGTCTCCATGAAGGAGATAAACTTTACATTTTCTATGTTCGTATTTCTTTAAAAAGTTATTAAGTTGTTTTTCTGCTTCAAGTCTATCAATAATAGAGCCGCCTTTGGCAAATGTTTTTACAACCAAGCCAACATCCGGATTGTCGATAAATTCTTCAACAAACCATAAAACAGTATTAATAATATTTTTTCTTGGACCCCATTGAGCAACTGTGAGATAATTAAATTCTGTTGTGAAATCCAAGTCCAAATCGATTTCATCATAATGTTTGACGGGATAGTGGACTATATCCACTTCTTTTGTACATTTAAGATATCCTACTTTGCCGGTATTTTGGTTGGTCCCTTCGTAAACTGTATTAACGAAAGTTTGCTTAGAATGTTCGGAGATCGTGATAACTTTATCCATTTCGTTGGCTTTCGCAATCCATTGTGGTGCGATCTTGGTAGTTTCAATTCCCGCAGTTACGCCAATATTAATTGGGGCCATTCGTTCCCATTCGTTAGGAATAGTAACTTGAATACTCATATCATATTGACCTTTGGCTTGATTATGCATCGCGGTCTTTTTGATAATTTCATCCATCCATCGTCTTTCTTCGTTATCTTCCCAAACCCAGCTGGATTGACCCCAATTTACCGGTATTAGATAGATATCTAGATCTTCTACTTCTCTTAAAGCTCGAAGCACAAAACGGCAATGTTCTCCGTATCCTGTACGTGTTAATGCTGGTCCTCTTACTAAAACTTTCATGCAGATATCTCCTTTAATACCCATGTGGTTCGATCCTTTCTAGTCTCCCATGAACCTTCTTCTTCATGAAGGTTTGTTAGCAAATCAATCCACCTTTTATTAAAATCTTCAAAATTATAATTTTTCATAACATGTTCGCGCCCTAAAAGGCCCATCGCTTCTCGTTCTTCTTTACTCATGGAATAGACGTCTTCCATGGCTTGAGTAACAGTCTTGCCGTCTAATCTATCCTCATATATCCATGGGATATTTTGAGAACCAATTACTGCTTTAGAAGCTGGTTCTAATCCAATTCCGAACCAATTTTCGCCGTCTGTTACTTGCTCTTGAAGGCCGCCAGTCATATTAACAATAATGGGAGTACCGGAAGAAAGGGATTCTAGAGTTGCGAGGCCAAAGCCTTCTGCGTCAGAAATATTAATAGTACAATCGGAAATATTGTACATTAGTGCTAGTTTGGGAAGATCTACTTTTACTTGACTAAAAAGCACCTCTCCGTTTGTTAAGCCCAATTCTTCTATAATAGCCTGCAGATCTTGTCCATGCTGATCTTTTACTTCTGTGTGCATTACTAAACAGGCTTTATCTTTACCTACTTTTTTAAGAAAATCGTTGAACCAAAAGATTAATGAACCGCTTTGCTTTCGCCGGGCGTTTCTGTTGTTCCAAAAGAAAACAAATTTTTCTGGATCGTAAAGATCCCCGAAAACTTGCTTCTTGAAATTTTCTACCATTTCTAGGTCTTCGGCCGGTTTAAAAATATTCCCATCGACTGCGTGCGGCACATATTCCGATTTTACATCCGGTGAGACATTTTTAACAATATCAGCAGTGACCTTCGAAATACATGCAACAAAGTCATTGGAATCGTAGAATTTTTTATTATATGTAGGATATGGATAGTTATCCCAAACATGATAATACACCATCGGCATGAGAGGCCTAATCTCGTTTTCCATTTCCCATAACCATCCCCAAAAACGTGGATCGGTCATAAACCATAAAATATCCGGCTTTTCTTGTCTAATAATAGAGCGCAACATTTCTTGGTTACCATATCCATCGACTGGAAGAATGACCCAATCATCTCCATATTTATCTGTTTTGATCGGCTGATAAGATGGGTGTTTGATGGCGCCGCCCAAACTAACAATTTGAAATTTTCCTGTGTTTAGAAGGGCATCACAAATATATTTTGTTTGAGTACCGACGCCGCTAGGTGATAACGGCATATCCGATATTGTAAGAATTTTAATTTTTTTCATTTTAACCTCAAGGACAGTGTTCTGTTTTATAAAACTCGCATGTACCATATCTTCCATGACACGATAGTTTGTTTTTGATATGGCTTTTTCTTTTAATATTATATATCGCTTTATTTAATAATTTAAGGGCGTTCTCGGTTTTTTTTGCGCCACTGGAAACTTTAAAGATTTCTACTAGATTGTTTTTAGCGGTTCTCTTGAGAAGAGCAAAATGAGTTTGTACCGATATCGGGTCGACGTTGTGCTTTATACACCAAAAGTGTTTATAAAGAGTAAGTTGATAGGTAATCATCTTATCAGATTTTTTTCTAGAATCCCAGCCCCAAGAACATGTTTTCCAATCAATAATGTGATATTTTTCGTCTTTTGTTTGAATCACAAGGTCGATGAAGCCTTTGAAATTATAGTCTTTTTCTTCTATATCTTCGAATAGCTTTTCTTCTACCTCAATCAATTTAAAGTTGCCAAAGTACTGTTTTAGCGCCGGAAGGATGTGTTCTATTATTTGATCTCCTTGCACTCGCATTTGACTGATCAAATCGGCTTTAAATTGAAGATCTGGGTCTCCTTTTTTAAGAATTGTAAGATTGTTTAAAAATTCTTCTTGAAAGAGGGTTTTTAAATTGACTTCTTTTTCAAGTACTAAGTTTTCACAAACTGTGTGTAAAGCTGTACCAAAGGCGGTGTATTCATTACCTTTGAATGGGCTAATTCTTTCAATATAGTTGAGTTTGTGCTTCCATGCGCACTCCACCCATGTTTTTAATTCTGAATAAGATATGTGGGACATCTACACCTCTGTTTTTGTACTCTTACGTTTCTTTTTTGATTTGCTAGCATAAGAAGTTTTTTGAGTTGTGGGCGCAGCTTCAACTAGCGCATCGGTTAATGATATAGTTTCTTTTTTTGCTGCGGCTTTTTTCTGTGTGGTTTTTTGTGGTGCTGGTTTGGTAGTGGGCTGTTCTAATTCAAAAATCCATTCTCCGGAGAGATATTTTGGCCCCAAACCATTATGAACGGTTGGCGCTTTCAGTAATTTAGCTTTTTCCAAATTGTATTGCTTCGCATTCTCTTTTATCCAATCCAAAACGTCTTGTGTTTTATAGCTAATCATTTTATGATCGCGTCTTCTCGGTATTACCGTCACATATGCATGCAACTTATGGCCTTTTTTTTCTATTTTGACTTGCATTGTTTTATTCCTTTACATTATCAAATATTTGTTCTATCTTGCTATATAAAACCGGACTTAAGTCTTTAAGCTTTCGTTTATCGCCTAATAAATAGTTTTCAAAACCGTTAGCCCAATATTCACGCAAAGAAGTAATAGCATATGGTGAATAAAATAGGTTTGATGTTAATGTCCGCAAATAATCGTATCCTAATTCTCTATGTAAATGATCATCAAAGTTGGCTTGATAATCAGGACTTAAATAGTATACCATATTCATCGTCGACTTGTCAACTAAATAATGCATTCTTCTGCGCTTTGATAAGAATTCTGTTTCTAGCTGCTGATCACTATAGATTAGATCATCGTTCGTTTCTTCGAGAGAGTGTGCGATTTCATGTATAATATCGTCTAATAAATCAACTTCATTATCTTGATCATTGGTTACATATATAACGCCATCCTTAAACAGCGCGTTGAAGGGTACATCCTTAAATTTTCCCACATAAATCCCCTCAAAATTAGCAGCAAGAGGCTCGGGAAGCTTTTCTTCTATATGGCGTATAACTGAATCAAAATCTAGCTTATTTGTGAAAGGGTGTACTATAGATACCGGTTTCCCAAACAATGTTGTTTGTTTAGCAGCCTTGGCTGATTCTACAATGTATGATTTCATTTATTTTTAATGATGGACGTCGCTTCTTTTGGATCTAAATTATCGACGTCGTATATCGCTTGTTGATAACCGCGAACAAAGTTTTCTTCTGCTATAACTAAAAGGATTTCCGGAAAATCTACCGACATTACTTCAATAACCATTTCTACTGTTACTTCGTTATTTTCGGGCTTGATTTTATCTCCAACATATTCTACTAACAATTCTTTTAAATCATTTTCCTTGCCTACAACTTTAAAAAGGTCCGGATTTTCATCGATTTTATTTTTCATAGATATCTCCTGTACATGTATAATACCACAACGACAAATATATTTAAATTTAAAGTATTTTTGAAGCGAGTGTTGCGATCTTGGAACGCTCGCCTTTAATTAGTGTTACATGACCTGAAAGGTCATATGATTTGAATTTTTCGACAGCATGAGTTAAACCATTGGAGGTTTCGTCAATATATACGTTATCAATTTGCTCGATGTCTCCGGTAAGTACAATTTTAGTATTTTCGCCCACTCTAGTTAAGATGGTTTTTAGTTCATGCGCTGTTAGATTCTGAGCTTCATCAATTATAATATATGCATCTGATATTGAGCGGCCTCTGATGTAAGTTAATACTTCTATTTCAATTGTTCCGTTATCCATGTACATCTTAAGATTTTCGCGATCATTGCCCATAAGAAATCTAAGGTTATCTTGGATGGGCGCTACCCAAGGCGCCATTTTCTCTTCCATTGTTCCGGGTAAAAAACCGATATCCTTGCCCATTGGCTGTATCGGGCGCGAAATAACCAGTCTACGGTATTCTTGAGATTCCATGACTTGTTGTAATCCGGCGGCGGTTGCGAGGAGTGTTTTTCCCGAACCGGCTTTGCCAACCAACGTTACTATATCAACATTTTTATCTTTGAGAAGACTTAAGGCAAATATTTGTTCTTTGTTTCTAGGCTTTACTCCCCATATGCCCTGTTTGTATTTACCATTGAGGCGCTTTAAAGGTGTGTTGTAATTAATAAACTTGGCCAACCCCGTTTTCTTGTCGTTTTGATTTGAAACTAACATCACAAATTGATTCGGCATTAACGTTAGCTCTTCTTCTTCTATAAAAATATCTTCGTCACTGTAAAACAAATCTAATTTTGGATCGTCCACCAAATGCTCAACGAATCCAGTATAAAGGTGATTTGAATCCTGTACTACTTGATTGGATTGATAATCCTCTGTTATCAAACCGAGGGCATCACACTTCACCCTCATGTTAATATCACGAGTAACGACGATTACTTTTTTTCGAGGATATTCTTCTTTTTGATTAATAGCGACGGCGATTATTTCATTATCTGGTATGGAAAGATCTAAATCATCCGGAAGGTTTTCTCTCTTGCATAGCTTAACATATATTTTTCCTTTGTCGTCACTAATTCGCACACCTTTATAAAGACTGCCGGTTTCTCGCAAACTATCGAGCTTTCGAATAACCTCTCGCGCATTGGCTCCAACACTATCTTGGCGTTTTTTGTGATTATCTATCTCTTCTAGGACTTTGAGGGGTAACACAATGTCATTATTTTCAAAAGAAAGGAGAGAATGGGAATCTGTTAAGCAAACGCTTGTGTCTAAAACATAAATTTTTTTAGCCATAAATTTCTCAATCATATAGCGGCTTTACAGCGCTATATAATAAATAGTTTGCATATTTTATTTCATTAATAACGAACAAAGGTTTTTATTTCATAGTTATTATTAGAAGAACAAGAAGTTCAACAGAATAAAAGGAGGATTCGAAAGTGTCTAAAAAGGTGATATTAATAATTTTGTTGCTAGCGTTTAGTGTTTCTTGTAACAGTGGTTACTTAAAGTTTTCCGCTGCTGACGTGCTGCCGCGAAAGGGATATGTTTTTATAAAAAAGATTGTAGATATCCATGCATGCAAAAAAAAGAAGTGTATACAAGATAGATACGTTGCTGTTGGTTCCGGGTTTATAGTGAAGACATCTTATAAAGGTTCTTACGTCGTTACTGCTGCTCACGTGTGCTTACCTGCGAAAAGTCTCCGAGCGAATCCAAAAATTAAGCTTCGAACCAGACTAAAAGTAGAAACGCTAACCGGACGTTATTTTAATGCTAAAATACTCGATTATAACTCTAAAATTGATGCGTGTATAATGTTCGTCGAGGATATGGTCAGTGATGTGGAAACAGTTAATATCGCAGAAAGAGGACCAAAAGAAGGCGATAAAATATTTAATATTGCCTCTCCATATGGCATTCACAGTTATAACGTTATTCCTTTATTTGAAGGAAGATACATAGGTCGGACGATGGACGACGATATGTACGTATTTCCCGCTGCTCCCGGTTCAAGCGGTTCAATGATCTTAAATGAAAAAGGTGAATTGGTTGGCTTATTACATTCGGTATATATGAGAATGAAACAAGTGGTCTTGTCTGTGAGGTATGATGATTTAAAACAGTTTATTAGACGAAACTTGATTGAAAATGTACAAGAGAAATATCAATCCAATAGTTATCAGATTCCCCACAAATTATAGTTTTCATCCTCTCTTCCAAATCAGAGATCCAGATTTGCTCTTTACCCACTCTAAGTTATCATAGAAAAAGAGACCCTGTATCTCGCCATTCAATATATTCTCTTGGAATCCAGCCCGATCATACATTTCAAACAATGATATTAAAATAACTCTAAGAAGTACATCAAAATCTTCTTTTTTATCCGTTATTCTCATTGTTTGGGATACAAAAAAGTTTCTAGAATTGAAATTGTGAAAATTAACTTGAACCTTACCATGGGAAGGATCATGGACCATCCGAATATATAAATCAGAAGGGCTGCAAACGTAATCTATTTCTTTTATATAAAAGCTTTTCATATCTGTTGAAATAAATAGTCATCAAACTCCTTCATATAATTTAAATATCTTTCTCCATGAATAAACTGAAGTGTTGCTGCAGCGCTGCTTAATAGTGAATTGCCATCTTGCGGTGTAAAACAAAAGCCGGATACTCTCGTGTTTCCATAATATCTTTTGGCTAATATAGAATCCGTCGCGACGACGGTATGATTAAAGATTCTCCCATAATAGCCGTGATCTCGTCCAAAAGAAAACACTTTATTAGCTAAAGTTTTATGTGTGATGGCCACCAATTTATTATTTATAAAATTATTAATGATGTCTTTTTCAATTGCGAATCCTTTAATTTCGATATTGAAGCGAATAATGTGCATATATTGGCTATTAATTTTTAAAGCACTGGAGAATATATCCGGGTGATAATCTAATGTGGAAAAAAGATCTGCGGCGTCTTTTGCGTGATGAGTACCATATTGGCCGTTGCTATGCATGCCGACTTCCGGCGAAGAAATAAACCCGCCATGTTGACTTATATCATTTGCTCTGCGTATGCATGTAAAATCACCTCGAATTATATTATAAAAATCCCCAGAAGAGAGGGTTTTGACTAAAGAAGCGATGTTGTGAGTGTTACAGCTAACGACCTGAATAAAACTAGAATCTGCGGTTTGAAGAGCTTCATCGTTAATTCCGTAAGCATAAGGCATGCCGAAATTCTTTTCGCTGCCTTGTGCGATAAATAACCTTCTTTTGTTTCCACAAAATCTTCCCTCACACTCATTGACCATACACCCTTTATCTTTACATTTAGCTTTTAAAAGAGGCAAATAAAATTTTTCTTTGTTTTCGTTACCGGCTGGGGTACAGTCAATGATAACATCAGCTAAATTCAAAGCAGTGTCGAAATCTAATTTTGGATCGTGTCCTATTTTCTTAAAACTATCGATACATTCTTTATCAACCACCAGTTTTGCGCCGCGCTTTACCATACTATTAACTTTAGCTATTTCGTCCTTTAAAGGAGTTCGCTTATGAAAGAAAACGTTATCGATATCCAGCTTTTCATGATAATCAGCAAACAAGCCAATCAAAGGCTCGCCAATCGTACCAGTACCAACTATTAAAACGTTTTTTTTCATGAGCGTCCTCTAAATTTAGCCACTTCGTTAGAAGAAACAAATTTAATTTTTTTATTTTTATTTTTTTGCTCAGTTAAGGTTAAATATTGATTAATATTCCAACTGAGGTATTCTATATCTTCTAAAAGATAAATTTTATTTTTGTATTTGACCCGCGAACCAACGGCTATTTTATCACCATTTAAATCATATGCAAATCGACGAGTGGTCATTTACTTTTTCCTTTCTTTTTTTTCTTAGTTTTTTTATTGGTCTTTTCTTCCGGTTTAGACCAAGTTTTTATTTTATAAGACCACTTATCCTTTGTTTTATCGCAAGCTTTAATTTTAACTAATTCATGTTGATCTTTAATAGTATTTTTGTGAGATAGCGCTTCTTCATAAGTTTCAAATATAGCTATAGTAGACCAAGTTTTAGTTTTAATATTAGTATTTTCTTCTTCAGTCATTATTTCTCCAATTTTATTTATTAATCTTTTCTTTAATATTATTATTAACTTAAATCATCTTCAATATCTTTCGTTTCTCAGTCTATCATACAAATACGAAAAATTTAAAGGAAATTATAAGGTGGAGGTGTCGGGAGTCGAACCCGAGTCCAAAAAAGATTAAAAATCATGTCATTCACAAGATTAGTTGGTTTTCTGCTCCAACAAGCTTTAAATCCACTGCGCGTACCACCAGTTTTTCTTAAAACTGGAAATGTTTAGTATTTCTTAAGAAAGTTACTAAAAACTTCCGATTAAGCAGCTAGTGCGTAATCAAGCTCAACATTATTGTTAGCATTTATAAAAAGTTGAGTATTTTTACTGTGCTACTCTCACAGTCTTGCACATTAATTCTCTTTCTTCTCTGTCGAAACCGTTTCACCCCCATTTTCGAAAAAAGACTCTGTTTTATGTTTTTTAATAAGTCTATTAAAATCCATATAATCAATACCTAAAAATCTAGCACCTTCTCTCTTAGTTCTGCTGATACTTAGTGCGGTTTTTAAAAGCGCATCAGTAACGGCTAAGCGAGCAGTACGCCAAATTGGTATTCCAAAGAGTTTACCACATAAATATCTAGTTGTCAACTCTAGCTTAATAGCTATTAGATCTTCCAGCGAAATGTTATTGATGATATTCAAAGACTCAGAGGTAATTTTACCTTCAGACTTGAATTTATTAATAGTGCTATAGCTTTGGTATTTGGTAGGTGATTTCTTTTTTTTATTCCAAATCATTTGACTTAAGTATATTTTTATGATAAAATATTTTTAAATTAATTTATTATTTCTTATAAAGTAACATCTGCAGTGCCTTCTGCTGATTCAGGATTATAATCTGGTGATTCAGGCTCTGGTACTACTGTCTTAAGCTCATCTTCAAACTTGTCAAAGTATAATTTTAAGTTAGTTAATAGATAATCATAAAACTTATCGCGATCTTCTTCACTAGCTAAACTTTCATAAGTACTTAAAATTTGTTTTTCAATTTTATTATAAGTATTCGCAGCGAAATTTCGGCCAGTTTCATCCATTCCTTCAATAGTGCTAAAAGCCTCTTCTTCTTCTTCAACTTCTTCTTCTTGGTCGAGATCTCTTACTGGAATAAATTTTTCTTCATCCGATACTGTTTTAATGGTGACGTCATCTTCTGCTTCCGCTAATTCTTCAGTTGGCTCACTATCCGCGTTGGCTAAAATATCAACTGGCTCCAAAGAATTTTGTATTGCGTTAAGGATGTGCGCTCTAAAAGATGATCTTTGTTCTTTATTACTGGTGAGAGTCTTGTAGTCGTCCTCAATTGTAGGAATGATGTTGACCAGCAGCTTTTTAAGCTCATTTATGCCGGTGCTTTCATGAGGTTGTTCTGCAGCAATATCCGTTGCGTTAGATTCAACAACTAATTGTTGAATTAAAGTGCGCAACCTACTTTCTTCAAGCGCACCTTTCTTCTCGGCCACCGTTTTTTCGTTAAGCCATGTTCTAAGGAGTCCACGGACTGTTTTGCGTAAACGCTTCTCTTCTTTTAGTTCTTGCAAAAATTCGTCACGTTCAATCATATTTTATACTCCAAGTTTCTGTAATAAGTAGTTTAATGCTTCGTTAACTTCTTCTTCTTTCAATTTTCTTTCTTTTCGCTTTGTTTTGACATTTTGTCCTGCGCCAAAGGCGATTGCACCGCCACCCATCACCGCGATTTCTTCTAATTCCTCTTCTTCAAGGTGCATTACGGCTCGAGCATCGTCACAATTATCGTAACAAGCTTTTTGTTTATCCGTTGTCTTACTGATCACTGCACAATCACCAGTTTCACCGGACTTCTTCTTACATTTTCTTTTTATGTATATTTCTTCTAGTACTTCTTCGGCTAACCCACAAAAGATACCCAGAAATTGCTGGGTTCCCTCCATTAGTTTTTCTTCTTCTCCCATTTCTTCATAATCTTCTGTCGGAGTAAGTTTATCTTTAACAAAATCATAAATTTCCGGATCATAAAAACCCATTATATCTTCGAATTCGTCTTCATCGGCATCTTTAAGTGCGATACGAAGAGAAGTACCAGACATATCCCCACCAGCTAAATCAATTTTTTGATGAGGAACAACGCCAATATATCCGTGATCTTTATAATTTTCCAAGGTTTGATCTTCGGTGTATTCTTTAAAATATGTTGGAGTTCCTTTTTGAGTGAAACCATCTAAATTAGCAAATCTAGGATTTGTTCGCATATCCTTGTCGCCAACAAAATATATAACAGACGTGTCTTCTGGATCAAAGTTATCGAGCACTTCTTTGGCATTATATGGATTTGACGTCATAACAAAGCTCTCTGCTGGTATTCCATGTGCAGAAGCGATCATTTGTTTTTCATGAAAATCAAATGGCGATCTGGGTACTCCACTCTTGAGAGCCGAATCAGTTTTGTTAGAAGTAGAAATAAAAGTATTCCCATGGCCAAACTCTTCGCGAAGGCGATTAAACGCATTAACATGATGTTCACCCATTGGCTGGAACCTTCCCGGGTAAATAGCTATGATTCTTTTACGATTATGACCTTCGTTTTGTTCTAGAATCGATTCTTTTACCATTCGAGGTATATTTCCTCGTCCATATTTAAATAGACCCAAAAGTTGGTTCATTGGGGCAAAATTTCCGGTAAACTTATACATCTGGCCATCATGTTCGAAAACAAAGCCTTCAACCACCGTATCAATATATTGATGTTTCTTGAGTTTTGATAATTGTCGGGCCAATACTGCATGCGCTTCTTCCTGCGCAGGCCCTTTGTAAGAGTAGATTGCCTTGATTGCTGCATCGGTTTCGTTTTTTAGCCTTTGCACTTCTTTATGATTGTCTAAAATATATGCGCTTTTAAGGCCCCGCAACAGTACAACGGCAAAATCATGAATTGCCAACTCGATGGGCCAAATGAGCTTCCCGATAAGACTCTTTGAGTCTTTGACGAATTGAGATGCTTTTTGTTTCGTTTCTTTATCTAAACCTTTGGTAAGCTGTCCTAGGGTCAAGCGATTTTCTTTTTGTAATATTCTATCGACTAATTGTTGTTTGGTTGTCTCTTCAAATTCTGGAAAGTGATTGTTAACTTCCGGCCAAAGTTTGTCTTCGAGATACTCTTCAATGGTCATATCCCCAGAATAACCGGTTTCTTGGATTTGTTCCAAGGCCTTATCGACGATTGACTCATCTGTTATCTTATTTAATTCTAAGAACGCTGTCCTTTTGATACTGAAGGGCTGTTCCTCGCCGGGATTTTCAAATTGATCGATTAAACTGTCTAAAACGGCCGACTGTTGCTTAGTATCAATTGCTTCTATATCATTTGTGTCTTTGTTATATCTTTTATGGCCCATGTGATGGATATTTACTATGTTTTCATCATAATTTACTACATTGCTAGCCATTGGCCCTTGAATTTCTGCATTGTAGAAAATATCACCGGAAGGGCCAAAGATATTAGTGCGCTCATCTTCTGTTAGAGAATTAATTGCACTTTCATAAGCTTGAAAAGCTTTAACATAGGCATTTCTTGCATTTTCGCCGCCTTGAAATTTACGATTAAGTAGATCTTGCATACTCATGCCACCGCGAGACATATCGCCCTTATTACGCGCAGCACGTGGTTTTCCATCGACATAGCCGAGATAAATGTTATAACCGTCTGTCTTTTCCGTTCCAATAAGCTCACCTGAAGCTGCTTTTTGGAGGATATCCGCCATATTGTTATAAGTTAAGTTACGATTGTCGTAAAGATGTGCTAAATGTCCTGCTACTCCGCCCATACTTTATAGCGTCTCCTTTGTTCAGCGGCTAAATATATTAAATCGCCCACAGTGATCATATAATATATAGATCATATGTCCTCATATGTAAAATACCCTAAGTTAAATAGGAGCTAGCTATTACCGCGCTCGTTACGGCTATGAGATAGAGCAGATATAGCTTCTTCTAAAGCCATAATAGACTGTTCAAGACTACTAGCAACACCATATTCTTCTGCGGCGCGAGCAGCTTTCATATTGTCTAAAAGTATTTCCTTGCTCTCCTTGAGTTCTCCCGCACTTGCGCCTACGAAACCAGCTTCTCGTTGCTTTTCCGCAGACTCAGGAGTCCAAGGCTCCGGAAGCGTGGGAACCCATCGCGACGATCCCGTTAACCCGGTACCGGGCAGCCCCTCTTCTATAGCTTCTTTAATAATTTGT